ATGTCGGGTGGTTCGCATCGCGCGCGCCGCGCGGAGTTGCAGCGCGCACGCCGCGCGGTCGCGCTGGCGGTTGTGGTGCCGGTTCTCGCGGGTGGAGTGCTGGGGGCAGTGCCGGCTCTGGCGCAGTCGACCGCCGACATCCAATGGGCGCAGACCATCCTGAAGGAGAAGGGCTACGACATCGGCGGCCGTGCCAACGGCACGATGCACCCGGAAACCAAGTCGGCGCTGTCCAAGTACCAGGCCGCGCACGGGCTGCCGGCGACCGGCCAGCTCGACAAGGCGACCGTCGACAAGATGATGGGCGAGCGGCAGGGCAAGGCGGCGCCGACCGTCGGCAATCTCGCCCAGCAGAAGATCGGCGGCGGCGGGCCGGGCCAAGCCCCGCGGGAGCCGCAGCGCGAGGTCGTGCCGCGCGCCGCCCCGACGCAGCGAATCGACAGCGGCAACGGTGAGTTCGCCGGCGGCGCCCAGTTCAGCGCCGGCCCGCCCGCCACCAGCAGCCATTCCAGCAGCAGCGCCCCGAGCGGCACCCAGAACAGTGGTGGCGCCGTGTCCTCCGGCGGTGCCCCGTCGAGCAGCGCGTCCACCAGCAGCGCGTCCACCAGCAGCGCGTCGCAGGGTCCTGTCCCGCAGGCAGCGCCACGCGCCAGCGTGTCCGCCACGACTCCGTCCGGCCAACCGGCCCCAGTGGTCGAGCCGCCGGCCGACAGCGGATCCCTGCTGCCGGCCTGGGCGACCAACAGCCTGCGTCACATCGTGATGGGCGTGCTCGCCCTGACTGTGGGCGGCATCGGCTTCGGCTGGTGGCGCAGCGGCCGGGCCTCCTCGGCCCCGAAGAACGCGCCGCGGGACGAGGCGCCGCGCGACGTCCGCCGCGAACCGAGCTTCGGCGGCAAGCGCCGGGAGGAGCTGACCACCGGATCCCTGCCGCCCCTGACCAGCGGCGGGCGCGGGCGGCGTTAGGCCGCCCTCCGCTCACGGGATTTTAGACTCTCACGCCATCTGCGACATCGGGCACATGGCGTTGCCGCAGCCGGCCGGGTTGCAGGCCGGCATCGGGGCGGGCGCCGACGGCGCCTTGCCGACCCGCGGGGCCATGATGGCCTTCGACACCTCGGCCCCGCCGCAGGACGGGCAGGCGAGGCCGGAGGCCTTCTTGGCGTCGTAGTCGGCCATGTTCTCGAAGTATGCGCGACAGAAAGTTAAAAAGCGCAGTTGCATCAACACCTTGGTAGCGCCTTTGGGGCAGTCGATAGTGCGTCAAAACACGGTCATACGCGACAACGCAATCAAAGACTTAGCAGGCAGTTTCGAACGGCCCCATCGCCCCGTCAGGAGCATTTGACCTCCGTCCACTCCGCCCCGCGGGAGTCCCGGTACAAGGCGGTCATGTCCGGCGACTTGTGGCCGAGCAGCGCCTGGGCGTTGATGCCCTGGTCGTGGTAGAGGCGGGCGGCCAGCGACCGGATCTCGTGGAAGCTCGGCGGCGTGCTGTCGGCGGGCCAGGACCGGCCTGCCTTGCCGCGCGCTTCGGCAAACCACGCCGTGACGGTGTGCGGCCGGACACGATCCCCCGGCTTGGCGCGGCCGGCGAAGGTCGAATGGTGGACGAAGTGCCGCGACAGCACGTTGTCCCGGCATCGGGCGATCACCTCGCCCACGGACCAGCCGACGACCTGCAGGCGCAGCTCCACCGGGACACAAATGCGGACTCCGTGCTTCTCGGTCTTGGCCGGCACGATCCACAGCTTCCCGTCCCGTACGTCACGGGGGCCGAGGTTCACGATCTCCTCCCGGCGCTGCCCGGTGACCAGGGCGAGTGCCATCGCGCGGGCGAGCCAGGGCGCGTAGTCCCGGACGGCCACCTCGTAGATGGCCAGGAAGTCCTCCAGGGTCAGGCGGGCACGCTGCACGTCCACATGAGCCGCCTTGGTCGCCGTGGCCGGGTTGGTCTGGGCCCAGCCCTTCGAGACGGCGACTCCGAAGAAGTCGAGCAGGAACGAGCGCATCGCCTTCGCCATGCGCATCTTGCCGCGCTGCTCCCAATCCGCCAGGAAGTCGGCCACGTCCCGAGTCGTGATGGCGTCGATGTGACGTCCCTCCATGGCCGTGCGGACGATCCGAAGCTGACGCACGAAGGCGGCATAGGTGTTCTTCTTGATTCGCCCGGCGGCGTAGCGCGCGTCAATCACACCGCCGTAGAGATCGCAGAACGCCTCCACGCTGCTCTCCTTGGCGCCGGTGATCCGGTCGACCAAGCGCCGCTTCGCCCGCGCGCCCTCCACGACGATGTTGGCCTCGACCGCCTGCTCAATGGCGCTCCTCCTGTCGCGCCCCAGGCCATGCTCCTTGCCGGTCTGCGGGTCGCGCCAGGAGAAGTACCCGTTGCGCTCATAGAGGTTTGTCGGGAGGCTCTTGGTGGTTCTGCTACGACGTCTTCCCACGCCGACGCTCCTGCATGATGCGCTCCGCCAGCGAGCCCCGGCGCGGCTGGACAGGCGCTTCCGGTACCGTGATGGGCTTCGAGGGGTCAATGTATCGGGCGGTGGACCGCACGAAGTAGGTCCGGCCGTGCTTTTCGGGGGCTGGGAAGAGGCGGGACTGGCGCGCCCATCGTCGTAGGGTTTCAATCCCCGGCGGGTGCTCGCCATAGACCGCCTTCGCCCACTCCTCCAGGGTCAGGAGCTTGTCCATCTATGCCGCCTCCCGTTCGTCTCGTTCCGGGGCATCGTTCCGCCGCACCGGGGCCGGCGGCTGGGCGCACCAGGAGCAGCGATAGCCGCCGCGCCCATCGCCCACTAGGTGGGGCAAGGGTGGCGGGCAGGCGCATAAAGGGCGGTCTATGGCCGCCAACCCAGTCGGTGACCCCGCCCCTTTCGTAAGAGGGCGCGCTTCATCAATGGAAGGTTCCGCTTCTACTTCTTTGTCGTATTCTGCTGCGTCGCAAAAAGCCATGCTTGGCACATGGGAAATCGTTATGAAATCAAGCCCGACAAAGAGGGCATTGGCTGGACGGTGTTCGATTCCAATACCGGCAAGCCCGTCATTTTTGAGGGAATGCAGCAAGTAGGCCTGCTCCGGTTCGAAGCTGAAAACGTGGCTGAGTTGTTGGGGCACCTGTCCCGTCTGAAAAGACGAAAAGCGCATCGGTTTTTTAGTTCGTTTCTGATAATCACTGATGCACTTCATGTAGCGACACCGTTTCTGTCATGACTGTTCGATACGAAATTGCTCGCTTTGGTGACACCTGGGCTGTTGTCCAGCTCGGCAGTGGCGACTACGCTGATTCCCCGCCTTATCTCAGGCGCTTGATGGCCCACGGCATCGACTTGCTTGAAGCTGTCGAGTTGGTTGATTTTTTCGACCGCGTTGGTATCGGACACGTCGCTAATCTTCACTGATGGCTCCGTTCCAATGTCCAGCATGTCGACCAGGTCAAGCTGCGCCATCCGCGCGCGCCGCGTTTTGGCCGCGTTCTCCCGGTGCAAGGCCGCGTCGTAGGTCAGATGGCATTTCTGGCACATGGCAGCCAAGTTCTCGTCTCGGCAGTCGGCCGGATCGTGGTTCAGGTGGGCAACCGTCAGCACGATCTTGGAGCCGGTCACCGGGTGCGGCTGGCCGTTGATGGCCACCCGGCAGAACTCGCATCGGCCGCCGGCCCGCTCGGTCCGGATGCGCAGACTGATCGCCTTCCACTCCCTCGGATAGAGAGCACGCTGCTCAGGCCGGATCGGCATGGGCCACCTCCGGCGTCAGCGCGTCGATGTTCGCCCGGTGGACGGTGAAGGTGTTCTCAGCCAAACGGAGGAAGGTTGTTCTAGTGTTCCCCCACTTTCTAGTGAACAGGCCGTTGTCGAACGTACGTCGTGTGATTGGAATGCACATCGGGTGCGCACGCCGAAGTGCCGCCGATTTGGTTATTGAAACGGCATACCTGTTTAGTGACCATACGTTCCCAGCGCAGAGCGATAAGCGCGAGAAGTTGGGGAGAGACGCATGGAAGGGGACACCCTGAGGTTCATCGCTTGCCCTCGCCGTAGCAGCGCCCATTGGTGCATCATCGATCTGAAAACCGGGGCGCATGTTGTTACGGCATCTTCGCTTTTGGATACGCTCCCCGAGCAGGCGGCAAAGCTCATTGCCGCTGGTTTGAACACACCGGCGAAAAGTTGTCGTCGCATCAATTGATCGTGAGCCCGGCTGCACAGCGGCGAGCGGGGAGGAGGCAAGGCGGCGCGTCTGAGTCTTCCGGCCGGTTCGTAGGGCGCGCACCATCAAGGTCGATTTGGAGCGGTCATCGAGTGCACCGCTCATGGGGCCGTTACGTTCCCGCTTGTGGGTTCCAGTGCGACACGCGATGGTAGTGGAAGCGCGTCCACACAATCCAGGCTGTAGGCTTAGCAAATGACCTTCGGGAACTTCGTCCGTGATCATCGCTACAATCGCCGGCGCGATCTCCACCAGCCGTACGGCGGTCAGCGCCAAGGCGGAATCATCACACCCTCGGAGCATCCGGTCATATTTGCAATCACCGGAGAGAGCGGCCTCCAGCACGGCTATCACGATGGCTGGACCGACGATGGTCAGGTGTTCCGCTACTTCGGTGAAGGTCAGGAAGGCAATATGACCTTCACCTCTGGGAACAAAGCGATCCGCGATCACGTCGCCGAGGGGGAGGATCTGCTCCTTTTCCAGAAGCAGGATCGGTCCGGGATGCTTCGGTTTCTCGGCCAATTCGTCTGTGTGAACACAACCAGAGAACCGACACCAGACCGCCTTGGGAACATGAGGAGCGGGATCGTCTTCCACCTGGTGCCGGTCGAAGCGCTCAACGATGTGGACGCTGCGGAGCCTGAGCCAGACCCCAACGCGGCCGGTCTCCATCTGGCTGCTCTCCGGAGCGCTGCAATGGAAGCTGCATCCACCGGCGACGAAGAGCCGGTCGAAGGCGCGCGCCGGCGCATCTACCAGCGCAGTGAGGCGGTACGCCGCTATGTGCTCGCCCGGGCCGCTGGGATCTGCGAGTGCTGCAGGGGCCCCGCGCCCTTCGTTCGAGCTAACGGCGAACCTTACCTGGAACCCCATCACATCCGACGTGTGAGCGACGGTGGGCCGGACGATCCTCGCCACGTCGCTGGGGTGTGCCCGACCTGCCATCGGCGCGTCCATCATGGCGCGGATGGCAAGCAGATCAACGACGCCCTGGGCGAGGCGATCCTCCAGCTCGAACGGGCAATGGCCCCGGTTGGGCCCGGTAAGCGGACGCGGCGAAAGCGGGTTATGGCTTAAACTGCTGCCCATCACCGCGCCCCCGCCGCCAGATCGTCGAAGAAGCTGTCGTGATCCAGGCCCGACATCTCCATGGCGAAGGCGTAGGCGGCTCCGTCCGGAAGATCGAGATCGTCGGCCATGACGAGAGCCTGGAGGGCGGTGAGGCCGCCCTCCTTCCGGCTGATGGTGGCGCGCCGCTCCCGGCGGCGCTGATGGCTGCGGCTGTTCTTCGCCATCACTTCTTCCCCTTCCCCTGGAAGCCGGCCGTCCGACCCTGGACGAACTCGCGCCAGGCGGCGGTATGCGCCCTGCCGTTCGCGGCGATCAGTGCGGTGATCCGGTCGGCGTGGTCGTCCAGGAAGGCGGTCCACTGACCGAAGGTCTGGCAGGTGCCGCCGATGCGCTGCAGCTCGGCAGCCTCATCCGCCCACTCGTCGCCGGCCGGCGCGGCGGTGTCACCCTGGGCCGCGGAGGTCGCGTCCGGCTGTCCGGCCTGCTCCGGTTTGCCCTGCTCGGTTTCAGGCTTGGTCAGGTAGGCCTTGCGCAGGCGGGCCAGTGTGTCGTCCCCGCCCTCGGTCATGTCAGCGGCCCACTCGGCGGCGTCGTTGTTCAGCTCCCACAGCTTGGCCGGATCGGCGGCGCCTTGCAGCGCAGCCTCGAAGCGGGCCAGCCATTCGGCGCTGCTGGTGAACTCCTTCACCTCGCCGTCGAGCGTCACCAGGGCGTAGACCTGCTGCGTCTGTCCAGCGTCCTCATGCTCGATCAGCGGGGACGACGCAAAGGCCGAAAGCTGGCCGGCGGCGGTGCCGGATATCGGCGCCGCGATCTTCGCCGCTTCAGTGTCGCCACCGGCGTAGAGCGCGTCATCGCGGCGCAGGACCTGCTCAACCTCGGTGGACATCGGCAGGTACTTAGACAGTCGGCGCACTACCGTCTTCCGGGCCATCTCCTCGTACCACTGTCCCCACGGCCCGCTGTCTTTCGCCCGGCTGGCGCTGCGCACCTTCTCGACTTCGGCGCGCGTCATCACCTCGCGCTGCACGGTGCCGTCCTTCAGCTTGGCGATGGAGTAGACGGCGATCATCTTGCCGCGGACGTCGGCCAGCGTGGGCTTGTGGTCGATCCGCTCATCGTCGCCGAGCACGTATTCGAAATGGTCCTTCTCATAGACCGCATGCGCGACGATGGATGACAGTTCGCCCGAGTTCCGCATCTTCTTGATGATGCCGTAGACCATCGGCATCCACTGCACGGCCTTGCCGTAGATGGCCTTGCCCTTGTCGTCCGTGCCCACCTTGGTGTTGAAGATGACCAGAGCGCCCTCCCGGCCGTCCGGATAGAGTCCGTCCTGCGAGGCCTTCATGCAGGCGCCTAGGAGCGACTTGCGGTCGGCGTTCAGCAGGTCGGGGTTCTGGTTGATGGCGGTCAGGACGATGCGCTTGAAGCGGTCCACCGGGATGTGTTGGGGCAGGGCGAGGGCGAACTGGTCGCCCATGGCGTCGATCTGCTGGCGCACCCGGTCAAGGGGGGAGGCGTCGCGCGTGGTGGCGACGGCGGTGCCGGTGTTGGTGCTCATGGGGATCAAACCTCGCGAATCGTCATGGCCCCGCGATGCGGTCCGTTCTTGCCGTTCACGTAGACCCAGGTGATGTTGAATCCGGCGGCCTTGGCGCGGATCGTCTCCGGCGCGGCGCCGAGCTTGGTGGCGATCTCCGCCTTGACGCGGCTCTCGGCGCTCTCGGCCCGCTTGCGGATGGACTGCGTCTTCAGAAGCCGGGCACACAGCGTCGGCAGCCGGTTGTCCATAGTCAGGTCGAGCGGCGCCGAGCGCACCCCGGCGCCCAGCAGCGAGAGGTCGGCTACCGTGTCGAAGTCAGCGACGTCGAGCGGCGGGGTGCCGGCGGCGATGGCCGCCCAGAAGGCGGCGACGGCCTGCTCGATCTTGGCGATGGTCGGCTCGTGCCGCTCGATGCGGCCACGCTTCAGGCTGCTCCCACCGACGCAGGCGATGATCCAGCCGTGCGGGGCGTGGATGCGCTCGCAGGCGATCTGGTGCTGAAGCTGCAGCGTGATGTCGATCGGCGGCGCCTCGATGTCGTCGCCCTTGGCCTGCCAGAGGTCCTGGAAGACGAGATAGTCGACGTTCTTGATCTCGACCGGCGGCAGGCCCTCGGCGTGCTCTTCATAGTCGCGGCTGGCGCCCATGCCGGGCACGGCGGCGTGGCGCAGGTAGCGGTGCACCTTGCGCAGCGGCCAGGGTGCCCACTTGTCGCGGGCAGCCTCGGCGATGCCGGCCTCCAGGCAGCGGCCGAGCCGGATGCGCTCATTTCCGTCCAGATCCTCCGGCGGCAGGATCTCAGCCTTCTGGTGGTAGAGCCGGAAGCCGGTGGTGTGGCGGGACACGCAGCCCAGCATGGTGGCGCCGGCGGGCGGCATCTCGAACATGTGCAGGTAGGCCAGCTGCCCGTTAGCGAGCTGCCACAGATAGAAGAGGCTGGCGATCTCCGACCCACCGACGTGCTGGGCGCGCAGCTCGTGCCAGTCGTCGCGGGACTTGGGGAGGATGGCGTTCATCGCGAGTGGGGCTCCTGGCTCCAGCGCTCCTCGTGGGAGCCGACGATCTGGTCGAGTTCGGCCTGCTCGGCCGGGGTGAGGCGCTCCAGCACGCCGACCATGAGGTGAGCGAGGCGGTTGTGCTGGTCGGGGTGGTCGGAGGAGATGCCGGTGATCAGCAGCGCGCGGCCATGCAGCAGGATCAGGCTGCCGTAGGCGGTCTCGTCGGATTCGGTGACCGTGTAGGGCGAGGCCATGCCCGTCACTCCGCGGCGAGGAGGCGCAGCGGCTGGGCGCGGCGCAGCGCGTCGGTGAACCAGGTCTTCGCGGCCTCGGGCGTGACCAGCAGCCAGCGGCGGGCATCGTTCAGCAGGAACGCGGCGCGGGCACGGTCGATCAGGGCGGTATCGAGCGCACGGTCGTCTTCATTCACGCTGGCGATGTAGACGTCGTGCTGGGCGTCCCAAAGGTCGATGACGAGCGACAGCTCCTGCGCGCCGAGCTGACGGATTTGAAAGCCAAGTTGCGGGCGCACAATCATCGCAGGCTCCGAGTCCAGGGCCGCCGCCTGGGGCAGCCAGCCGCCTAGCTGCCCGCAGCACTGGCGGTGGCGGTCGCGCTGGTAGGCGAGTTCCTTGCGGGCGGATTGCTCCGTCCAATCGCAGCCCCCGACGCGCACCGTGTGGGCCTCGGGATGCAGCTTCAGAAAGCGCAGGATGCCGACGAGCATGCGGGCGGTGTTGCGGTGCTGCTCGGCGCGACGGCGCCAGCGGTCGGCCATGCCGCGCGGGTCGACGGTGAGCGGGACGTGGTTGGCAATCTCCAGATGGCGGGCCCGGCTGCTGGTGTGGGCGTGGTCGTCCATCTGCTCCAGTTCCTCGACGGTCATGGGCGGAGCGGCGGGGCGGGTGGGCATGGCGATCAGGTTCATCGCGTCCTCCGGGGTGATCGGCCCTGACGGCCGGGCGAAGAAGGGGAGAGAGCCGGCTTCTATCTCCGCGCCGACGCCGGCCACATGCCCCGCCATTGGTCCTGCGTCCTGCGCAGTTGTCCCGGTGGGGCTGACTCGCCGCGGCTCTCTCTGACGCCTCAAGCCGGCTGGAATTACCCATGCCGGCCGGAGCGCGCGAACGCGGGGTATGGAGGTTTGAGGCGCGGGTCAGTGCGCGGGCGGGACCGAGGCCAGCCAGCCGACAGAGGCGGCCAGGCAGAGGGTGGTGAAGGTGAGGAGTTCGCGGACAGCCGACATCAGGCGCACCGCCGGTCGAGCGTCAGGCCGTGCAGGGCCTCCTCGAGCCACGCTTCCGCCCGCTCGCGGGTGACGAAGGGGCCGTTGGGCTCGCCGTCGTCGGTCAGGCGGCTGACGTACCAGCCGCGGGTCGGCTCAAGGTCCGTCGTGGCGAAGGGCCCGACGTGGTATACGGAAGGCGTGTCCATCAGGCGGCGAGCTCCAGAGTGGGCTTCCACGCCGGCCGGTCGGCCGGATGCTCCACACCGTAAGAGCGCAGCGCCTCCTTGATCACCGCCAGCTCGGCGGCGGCGGGCACGCCCACGACCGACCAGTCCCAGGCGCCCTCGATGCCGTCGGCGGCGCGCATCGCATCGTCGAGGCTGGGCGCCACGCCGATCAGGGCGCCGGTGGGCAGGTGCGTGAGATTCCAGCCGGCATCGCTCCGGTGGATGCCGAAGGCACGGCGCGCCTTACCATGGTCCACGCCCATCGGTCCCTGGTTCGTGTCGATCAGGAACGGATGGAACGTCCAGGTGTCGTGGCTGGTCACGGTGTTGAGGGGGCGCAGGGTCATTGGGCGGCCTCCCCGTTGGCGGTGGAGCAAATGGCCTTGGCAATGACGGTGCTGGCCTCCGCAGTGAGTTCGATCATGCGGAGATGCAGGCGGGTTGCGTCTCCGTAGTTCTGCACCTGGACTTCGGCAATCTTTTGCAGCGTTGCCAGCAGGTCCGGAGCGGCCGCAATCAGCGTGGCGTTAGCAGTCTGGGTTTCCGAAAGAATCTGGCACTGCTCCTGCGCGCCGAGCACGGTAGCGAGAACGGCGCCATTTCCGCCGATGATGTCGATGGGGCAGTCAGCGGCTTCTTGCTCGACGGTCCAAGGTCCTGGCGTGTGTTTGCTCATCACGCCACCTCAACGGCCTGGGCGGCCTTGTGCGAGGCGAGCAGGGCCTCGGCGTCCGCAATGGCGGCGTCCCACTCCTGCTCGTCCGGAGCCTGGGAACGATCCGGGTAAAGCTCGGGATCGCTGCGCTTCACCACGTCCACAAGGTGGCCCAGCGCCTTCAGCGCCTCGGCCAGTTCACGCTCTTGCCTGCTCATCATCCCTCCCGTCTGCGGAGCGCTCCTCCCGGGAAGGCCCCCTCGGCAGCCACTGTCAGCGCCGAGGGGAAGTCAGGGAGGAAACGCTACCAAGAGCGGGCCCGCAGGCCCGGCCCATCCGATGAGGTGGCCGCCGTGGGGCGGGGTAGCTCGGTCGGGTGGTGTTGAGAACGGTACCCACCATGGGTACATTCGGTCAAGATCAAAATGTACCCAAAATGGGGTCATGCATTTCGGCTGATATATCGCCACAATCCCTCCGGTTGCGCTCGATGGTGGGCGCACATACTGCGGTATGCATGAGGGCAGGATGCGGGGTTTTGGCTATGCGCTGATCGCGCTTGGCGTGTTGGGGATCCTGGTGGGATTAGGCATGGACACCAGCGTGTCCGGCGGTATTGGCGCAGTGAACCGTGTGGTCAACATCGGCCTGCTCAGCCAGCAAACCGCCACCGTCACCATCTCTGGTTTCTTGTTCATGACCGGCTGCATGCTGATCGGGTTCGCTACTGTGCGTGATGCGATTGAGCGGCTTGGGGGGATGGCAAATGCGCCGGTCAATCGGCCAGCTGCGGCTTTCCCTCCAGACGCTTCTCAGTGGGAAAGTCAACCGGCGGCGGAAGCGGGCAAAGTTCAGGTTGGTTCCCGCGTTCAGCACCAAACCTTTGGAAAGGGCACAGTCCAGGCTCTGGCAGGCGATAGCGCTTTCGTGATCTTCGATGGGCGGGACGGGCCGACGTCAATGAACGTGGCTTACCTGAGGCTGGTTGCCTCTTGACCACCCACCCCGCCGCCGCACCTCGCCGGGTGGGGTGTGGGCTGGGCGATGCAGCATTGCCAATTCCACACTCTCCGCCCGTGACGTCCTTGCAAATCCCTCTTGCCCGATAGGGTAGTTGACTTATATGGCAACACCAGGCGATATAGAGATGCGTGGCGAGCTCATCCAGTTCCGTGGGGATCTGGAGGCTGACGAAATGTCCGACCGCACGCTTTGGTATACACGGGAGTGCGAGGAATGGCTGCGCAGCACGCTTGATCAGGAGCCACGTCCGCCGAAGCGGAAGCTCTATCCATCCGAAGAGCTGTGGAATGTGTTCGTTGCTTTCATTCTCGGGCGCCCAATGGCGTACGACGTTGACCTGAAAAAACTTGAGCCCCTGCCATTTCATGTGTGGGAGTTCAAAACAATAAGCGTTCGTGCTTTTGGTTTTTTCTATCGGCGATCCACCTTCATTGTCCACCATGGAGAAATGAAGAGGAATGTGGCCAATTGGGGCGCCTATGAACCGCATATAAGACGTGTGCGGGATTATATGGCGACGATTGATCTCGATCCTCCTCCATGCCTGACGGAAACGAGGTTGCAAGATGTCCTTTAGGGTGTCCAACGATCCGCGTCGTCGAACCTATGTTCGCATGATCGGCGACATCCAGCACGAGCTCAATCAAGCTCTTGCCGAAGAGCATGCTAAGCGCGGGCTGACCAAGGCTGAAATCTCTCGTATCCTTGGACGAGATAAATCTTTTGTTTCGCGTAAGCTTAACGGAGCAAGCAATATGACGCTGGAGACGCTGGCGGATATTGCCTTTGCGCTTAACCGGCCAGTGCGCATTTCGCTGCCGGATCGTGACAAAATGGGCGGCGGTAACAACCACGTCACGTACTCGGCGGCAACGACGACCAACGGTGCGGTGCCTTCGGTGCAGGAGAAAGTCACTGACCCCCGTGTGGTTGTCGCGGCAAGCTCTCCAATGGGCGTTTCGCAATCTATATCCGACGTGGTTAAAGTGAAGGTTGGCGCATGGTGACCTCGCAGCCTCGCTATGCGCACACAATCTTTTGTGACGATGTGCGCCAAGAAATAACCGGTAAGCATATAATCATCGGAGTTTATTCGTCCGAAATGTCCATTTTCGGAACTCCTCCAATCACGTTACCTCGGTTGTTAATTTTGGTCCAGGCAATGTCAGCTATTGATGATCCAATTCAGCGCCTGAAAATCCGCGCTTCTGGTCCGCCCCTTGGCCCAGACTCACACGAAGCAGTAATTCCGGAAGTTCCGCTGCCGACGCCTATTCATGGGCGGCCTCTGGTCGCGGCAGGAATCAGTGCAAGCTTCGACTTTTCTCCGTGCGTCATTCATTCTGAAGGTTTCATTGAGGTGACAGCAGAGACCGAGAGAGAAACCATGTGGGCTGGCAGGCTATACGTGCGCATCCAGCCTCTTCCGGAAGCGGCGCAAAGCTAATCCAGCAATTTCAGCGTAAGTGTGAGGGCGCCTCCGGGCGCCCTTCGCGTTTCCGCCTCTCAGCCTGCCATTCCCTCGATCCGCTCCACGACTCGCTGCATGGCGTCCGTCAGAGCCGCCGCCACGCTGTGTGTGATCCGGCCCGTGGTATCGGCCTGAGCCATGGCGGTCAACCGGTCGCGCGCCTGTTCCGCGGTGCCGAGCGGATCGTCGGTCATCGCGCATCGCTCTACGATCAACTGCTCGACCAGGATCTCCAGGGCCGTGATGCGGGCTTCAGCGTCGGTCATACCCTGCATCGTTCTTCCCTCCATGCCGCGGTTGATCAGAGGTGGATGGAGGCCAGCCGCACCTCGCTTCCTGGCGCCGGCTCATGCGCCGCGAATGCCGCGCGTTCCTCCTCCTCGGGCTCCCGGACCAGGAAACGATCGCGCTCGGGAGCGTCCTTCCGGCCATAGAACATGACCGATGCGACCTACCGGGCCTTGCCTGCGTGCTTGGCGAACACGATAACGCGATCGCCGTCGTGCTCGACCACATAGAGCTCCAAGTCCTGGAACATGGCTCCCTCCCTTACGCCTCAACGGTGGGCACCAGGCCGAGTCGCAACAGGAACGCCGGCTCGCCGTAATTACCGGCCTCCTCGTCCAGCTCGGTCTGCACGACGTCGACGCCGAGGAAGCGACCGATCTCCATGATTCGCTGCGCCCGCGCCCTGCCGGCATCGGCGGTGTTCACCTTGATGGCTGGCGCCGGCGCGAGCGCGCCCTTCTTCCCGCTGACGTAGGGCTGCACGATGATGTGGGTCTGGAGCGCCATGAACGTTCTTCCGGTTGGCGTGTTCTCATTACGTTCCGGTCGATATCGGCCCAAAGTCAAGTTTCCTACCTCTAGGATAAGAAGCATATCAGCTATGCGCAGCCTATGAGGGCATAGCGGGATATGACAAAAGGCGCGCGGGGTCGTTCAAAATCAACGCCGGATGGGCCGTTCTGAGGAATTATACAGGTGATTTATGTCTTATCCAGGCCGATTCGGGCGGTAGACGGGAACGAGAGGTGTGGTTATCGTTCGCGAAGTGTTCTTGTTTTTGGGCGTGCGTTCTCCTCGGCTTTGCGCGATCTGGGACGGCATTCCTTCCCTCATGCCCGGATCCAGAAGGCCGGTTCATCGGCGATGAAGGCGAGAGCGTCCTCAAGGTCGAACACCGCCCCGAAGGGTCCAGCCGGTCCCCAGGCCTCGCGCCGCCACCACAGAACTTCGACGCGGTTGGTCTCGCCCAGTGGCCGCAAGCGGGCAACTGGCGCGCCGGTGCGGGCGCTGAACAGTGAGTAGCCGCGGTTGATCCGGCGGACGGTGAGGCCGCCGCGCGGCCAGGGATAGGTGGCAATCCGCTCCAGGACGGGGTCGGTCGTGGGCATCGCGATCACGCGTGCGCAAGTCTGTTGGGTGGTCATACATCCGGCGCCGCCAGAGGTGTACCATGGTACGCCCCATTGTCCTCCCCAAAAGCTTCGTCGCGTGGCTCTGGCCGTACCTGGAGGCCTTCTCCGGACGCACCCGCGCCACGGTGGCGGCACTCGCCGTCGGCGCCGTGCTGGCGGTCGGCCCGCGCACGGTCGCCAATGCGCTGCGCGCCCTCGGTCTGGCCGATGAGCCGGGGTTCGCGACGTTTCACCGCGTGCTCAACCGCAACGCCTGGTCGGGGTTGGTGCTGGCCCGCACGCTGCTGCACGCCCTGGTCGGCGCCTTCGTTCCGGACGGACCGGTCGTCATCGGCGTCGATCACACTCTGGAGCGCCGGCGCGGCCCGTGCATCCGCCCGGCCAGCCAGTATTATGACGCGGTGCGGTCGTCCAAGAAGAGACGGGTCACCAGCCACGGCCTGCGCTGGCTGACCGCCATGCTGCTGGTCGAGGTGCCGTTCGCCGGCCGCATCTGGGGCCTGCCGGTGCTCACCGCGCTGACGCCCAGCCGCTCCTGGTGCCAGGAGCACGGACGACATTACCGGTCGGTCAACGACTGGGCACGCGCCGTCCTGCGGCGCCTGCACCGCTGGCTGCCGGAGCGGCTGGTGGTCGCCGTTATGGACGGCGGGTTCGCCGCGCTGGATTTGCTCGACGCGCTGAGCCCATCCATCATTGTCGTCACGCGCTTGCGCTTGGATGCCGCCCTGTTCGATCCCCCGCCGGCCGAGCAACACTATGGCCGCCCGGCGGTCAAGGGAGCCCGGCAGCCGAGCTTGCGCGCTCGGCTGAGCGACCCGGAGACGGTCTGGCGGCGCGCTGTCCAGGCCAGCCGCACCCAGTGGCGCACCGGTGGCTGGATCGAGTACGCCAGCGGCACGGCGCTGTGGTATCATGCGGGTAAGCCGGTCGTGCCGATCCTGTGGGTGCTGGTCCGCTATCCCGACGGCCGGCGCGAGCCCGAAGCCTTCCTGTGTACCGATCCGACGGTGCCGCCGCGCACGGTGCTGGAATGGTTCAATCGTCGCTGGTCCATGGAAACCACTTACGAAGAAAGTCGCGCCCACATCGGGATCGCGACGCAGCGCCAGTGGACCGATCCGGCGGTGTTCCGCACGACGCCGCTGCTGTTCGGGCTGTATTCGCTGATCACGTTGTACGTGCACCAACATGCCGACCGGCTGGCGCTGTCGCCGCGGCGCGCCCTGTGGTACCCCAAGCCGGCGCCGACCTTCGCTGATGCGTTGGCCCGCCTGCGCCGGCACCTGTGGTTCGAACAGGTTTTCGCCATCTCGTCCGAAACCACCGAGATGACGAAAACCGCCCCTCCGCTCCTGCGCCGCCTCATCGAATCCGTCTGCTACGCTCCATGAGCCACGTCAATCCCGCACTCCGCTTGGCCGGATGACCACCGTCCCAGAACGGACGGATGTCCCACGATGCGCAAAGCCGAGAGGAACGGCGATGGTCGAAGTGGGGGAGGTCTGTGGAGAGCGAGAGTTCATGGAACTCTTTGCGGCTTTACCCCGGATGCAGAAGGATGTGTTGCTGGAAGCTGCGCGCGCGATAGAAGTGTCTAGCCCCGCTTCGGAACCATCTGCTGGGCCACACTCAAAATTGAATTCCGCTGCTCAGCGGTCATAGCGCGGTAGCGGAGACGCATCTCTATTTCTTTGTGGTGCTCGGACTTTGCCTCTGGGAGAAGGTCCCAAGGAGCGCATCCCAAAATTGGAGCAATGCGCTCCATCCAATCCAAAGAAAGCTCGCGCTCACCTTTTTCCAATTTGACAATAGTTGAGCGCCCAGAGTTCAGGGCATCAGCTAGGCGCCCTTGCGATACTCCAGCTCGCTTACGTAGCTCGGCCAGTCTGTTCGGATACTCCATAGTGTAGGTAATGTACCCGCATTGGGTCCGTGCTGGCAGGCTTCTCGTTGGGTACGGAAAGCTCAGGGATAGCGCTTGCGTCATGTACCCACCATGGGTACATTGCGCGTCATGACGCTCACCGAACTTTGCCGCTCACACAGTATGACGCTGCAAGAGCTTTCCGATTTGATCGGAAGGAAGCGCGATACCGTGAAAAAGTGGGGACGCGAACGCCGCATTCCGGCCGAGGCCGTCCCGGGCATCGTCCGCGCTTTCAACGGCGCCATTACCGCGCACGACCTGCGACCGGACGTCTTTGAAGCCCCCGCCCCGCGCCGCAAGTGCTCGTCGGGGGAGCATTCCCACACCCATAGCCATGGAGGGGCGCTGTGAGCGCGACCGAGAACACGACTGCGACTGTAACGCTGCGCCTCGACGGTGAGGGGCGGGCTTTGATGGAGGCCCTGAAGGCGTCCGGCCAAGGACGGGAGCGCGCCGAGCAGCGCATCCGCCTGGAGTGCCTGGTTCTGTCCAGCAACGCACGCGGCTTCACCGAAACCGTGGACCCCACAGAGGTCGTGCAACGTGCTCAGGCCTACGCCGACTTCGTGCTTGGCGGGAAGGCGGCCCCTGGTGAGGAGCCGCCGACTGATGACAAGGCGGTTGACGATCCCGTCGAAAGGCTTTGCCGGTCGATTACGGAATATCACCGGTCGGTTGTGCGCCTTGCTGAGCTTGTTGGTGTAGCAGTTCCAGAAGAACTCGGCTGAGGATATCGTGGGATTGAGCAAGAGTGTGAACTGCTCCAGCGAGCCGGCCTTCAGGGGAAAAGCTGTCGGCGCGCCCAGCGATGCTACGCGCATCAGAAATGACTGTCTGTGCGTGCCGCTGCGCTTGCTCCACCGCGGCAACGAGTTCGGCGTGGGTTGCGGTATTGGCCATTCAAAGAGTTCCCATGCTGTGGTTTTGGACGCCCCCAGCATAGGGAAAGCGGGGCGGGCTGTCATGGCCCGCTCCGCAACTTCCAATATGCATACGCCGGTATGTAGCTGAGGAGCGCGGGAATGATGCAGCACCTTACGCGCCGTCGGCCGGCTTCTCAGATCACAGGCATAAACTCCCAGCTTTCTGCGCCTCGTCAATCCTACGAAATCGTGCGCCACGCTGTCGCTTGGGCATTCGGCGATGCCGGCTACCCCTGGCGTAGCAGTGCTCATCACCTCCGCGTGGTCCTGCTCGGCGTCGCCCCGCTGGCCGCGATCGCGCTTGGAGCCTGACACATCGGGGCAGGCATGGGGCGTCTGTCTCATCCCCTTAGCCTCGCTTATTCGGAGTAGCAATGCCGTGCTGAAAGTTCGCGACATCACCACCGATCTGGTCAAGGCCAAGCTGTCCCGCCTGCTGCGGCAGCGGATCGGGCGCGGGATGACCTACTCCGTGAAGGAGGCGGCGGAGATCCTCGACGTCGACCAGCGCACGATGGACAGCTACGTGCAGGGCGAACGCGCCCCGCAGCTCGATGTCTTCCTGCGCATGTTCCTGCTGCCCGAAGGCGGCGACCGCATCCTCAACGAGATGCTGGCGCTGGTCGGCTATCAGGCCCGCCCGACCGAGGCCGGCGATCCGGACGTGTTCCGCATGAACGCCGAGCTGGTCAGCGCGCTGCGCGATCTGGCCGACATGCTGGCCGACGGCCGGATCGACCACACCGAGGACCCGATCTGGCAGGCCAAGGCCCTCGACCTCGCCATGAAGCTGATCGGTCACGTCAACGCGCGCCGGGCGGGGAGGGTGGGGGAATGAGCACCTGCACCTGCCCGACCTGCGGCCAACCCATGACTGCGGAGCGCTGCTCCACGCCGGTCGGCCTGACGCCGCAGCAGAGCAAGCTGCTGACCTTCATCACCGAGTACCAGGCCCGGAACACAGGCGTGACGCCGAGCGTGCGCGACATGCTCCGCCCGATGGGCTTGGCCTCCACGTCCGGCATCGCCCGCCTGCTCGCGGGGCTCGAAGAACGCGGCGCCATCCGCCGCCTGAACAAGCGCGCCCGGGCCATTGAGGTCCTGCGGCGCCCCGTTCCCTGATCCCCTTGACCCAAGGAGACCCTCTGTGGCTCGCAAACGCAAAGACAACCCCACCAACATGGCCCAGGCCGACGTCGCCGACACGCTGGTCCGCGCCTCGGGCGAGCTGGTGGAGGCTCAGGATGCGCTCGAAGCCGCCCGCATGCCCGTCAACGCCGCCAAGGCCGCGGTGAAGGCGACCGGCATCGACTTTGACATCTTCAACATGTTCCACAAAATCCGGCACCTGGAAGACGACGACCAGCGGCAGCGCCGGATCAACAAGCTGCGCGTTGCCTGGCAGGCGCTGCTGGCCGACAAGGTGCACCCTGACCTGTTCGGCGCCGACGTTGCTCCGGCCGTGGCGCCGGCGGTGCAGGAGGAGCTTCGCAACGCCAGCAATGCGCTGCGCGAGGCCGAGCCGGAAGGCGTCGACCTGCCGTTCGAGGCGGATCGCGCGCCGGCCGCGCCCGCATCAGCCGACACGGAGGCCGACGAATCCACCGAAGACCCGGCGCCGCTGGCCGTGGCCGCGGACATGCCGGAGGGAGCCGGCTTCGTCGCCAACGCCGGGCTCGAAGCCGGCCGCAACGGCGCCGCACCGGAGGGCAACCCGCATGAGGCCGGCACGGTCGAACATGGCCTGTGGGAGCGTGGTCGTGCGCGGGGTGCCGCGCAGGCGGACGCCGAGGACAATGCCACCTCGGAAGGGCAGGGCGAAGACGCTGATAACGAAGCCAAGGAGCAGCCCGAGGACGAGGCTCTCGACGCCACGACTGTCGTGCCGTTCCCAGCGGCCGAGCGTGCCGCCAGCGTCGTGGCCGCCGAATGACCGCGCCGCTACCGACCTGGGTCCGCGGCGACGTCCTGGCCCGGTTCACCATCCCTGGTGAGCCGGCAGCCAAGGGCAATAGCCGCAAGCTGGTCACGATCAAGGGCCGGCCCGCGCTCATCAAGAGCGAGAAGGGGCTGGCCTTTGAGGCGGTGGCGCGGCTGCACGTGCCCGAGCTGGCCGAGCCCTACGATGGCGACGTCTCGATCGAGGCAGCGGCTTTCTACAAAACGCGCCAGCCTGATCTGGACACCTCGCTCGTCCGCGACGCCATCCAGGGCCGGATCATCGTCAATGATCGTCAGGTGCGCCACGTCGCCGAGTCCGGATTCATCGACAAGAACCGGCCGCGCGTCGAGGTGATCGTCTATAAGGCGACCCTGAAGCTGATGGGGGCGGCATGAAGCTCCGCCCCTATCAGGAGAAGAACGCCAACGAGATCCTCGCCCTGCTCGAGCGTGGCGTGCCGGGCTCGCTCTACGTGCTCCCGACCGCCGGTGGCAAGACGGTCGTTGTGGTCGGGGGCGTGATCCGCACCGTGGTGAACCACGGCTGGTCGGTCGCCTTCCTGGTGCACCGGCGCGAGCTGCTGCAGCAGTCGGTGCGCACGCTCGCGAAGGCGGGCATCCCTGCCGCGGTTGTCGATCCGGATCATGATCCAGATCCGTCGGCGCTGGTCCATGTCGCCAGCATCGACACGCTGAAGGCGCGCCAGGGCCGGCTGGCCGCGTGGCTGCGCACGATCCGGCTGGTGGTCATCGACGAAGCCCACCACACTGTTGCCCCGGGCTGGCAGGCGCTGCTGGAGGCTATGCCGCATGCACAGCGCCTGGGCGTCACGGCGACGCCGTTTCGGGGCGACGGCAAGCCCTTGGGGGCTCTGTTCGACGAGGTGGTGCGCGGGCCCAGCGTCGCCGAGCTGACCGCAGCCGGCTGGCTCTGCCCGGCTGAGGTGTGGTCTCCAGTGGCCAGTCTGGACCTCACCCAGGTGAAGATCAGCCGCGGCGATTACGTCGCCTCGGACCTGGACCGCGTGATGAACGACGACGCGATCTCCCGCCTCGCCATCAACCAGTATACCGCGCGCATGGCCTTGGAGCCGGCGATCGCGTTCTGTGTGTCGGTGGATCATGCCCGCCAAGTCGCCAAGGCCTTCTCGCGGCAGGGCTACCGGGCTGTGTCGGTCGACGGCGATATGAGCACGGCGGACCGGGACGCGGCCATTCAGGGACTCGCCTCCGGCGACATCCAGGTCCTGACCTCGTGCGAGATCGTGTCGGAGGGCACGGACGTTCCGGTGGTGGCCGGCGCGATGCTGCTGCGCCCGACCAAGAGCGTGCTGAAGTACATGCAACAGGTTGGCCGCGTCCTGCGCATCGCGGACGGCAAGCAGCGTGCCTGCATCATCGACATGGCCGACAACGTGCGCATCCACGGCATGCCCGAGTCCGACCGCGTGTGGACGCTGGAAACCGGGCTGGTGCCCTTCGCCCACCGCACCATCCGTTGCCCGGTCTGCCACCGCCGCTTCGTCGCCGGCCCGAAGTGCCCGAGCTGCGGCCGGACGTTCCGGGGCTGGGACACAGCGGCGCCGCGGCAGCTCGACATGCTGGCCGACAGCGCGATCCGCGCCATGCGCACCGAAGATGCCGAGCATCTGGCGCGCAGCAAGAGCGACCTGGAGCGCATCGCCCGGCTCAAGGGATTTGCCTCCGGCTGGGTCTACTACGCGCAGCAGCGGCAGGCGGTGCGGGACATGCAGCGGAGGCACGCATGACGCCTTCGATGCTCACCATGCTGCGCGCCACGCCGGCCGCCTGCGCCCTGGAGGCGCAACGGATCCCGGTCATCGCCGAGCGTGCGAAGCTCTCTCTGTCCGAGGCCCTGGCCATCATGCCGGCGCTGACGGCCGCCGGCTACGTCGAGACGATCCGCGTGCCGCGCGACCTGCTGTACTGCCGGACCGCCGCGGGCGACCGCGTGGCGCGGGGGTGGGCGTGATGGCGCAGAACACTTCGCACGCCGTCATGGCCCAGCGGCGCGAGCCGCACGACTCCCTCGACTTCTTCCCGACGCCGGCTTGGGCCACTCGGGCGCTGTGCGAGCACGTCATCGGCCTGTTCGGCCACATCGCCTGGGACCCGGCGTGCGGGCGTGGCGACATGGTGCGGCCGCTCCAGGAATACGCCCTCGCGGTCGCCGGTTCGGATGTCCACGACTACGGCGCCGGCTTCCCGGTGCACGACTTCCTGATGCCCTACACGCCCGACGGGATCGGGTGTGCCGACTGGATCATCACCAACCCGCCCTTCCGCCTGGGCATCGAATTCGCACGGCGCGCGCTGGAGCTGGCCGACGTCGGCGTTGCTCTGCTTGTGCGCACCACGTTCCTGGAGAGCGCTGAGCGCTACCGGTTCTTCACCGAGTGCCCGCCGGCCGTCGTCGCGCAGTTCGCCGAGCGCGTGCCGATGGTCAAGGGGCGCCTCGACCGGACCGCCAGCACCGCCACCAGCTATGCCTGGATCGTCTGGGCCAAGGGCCACACCGACACCCGCCTGCGCTGGATTCCCCCGAGCCGTAAGGACCTCGACCGGGACAGCGACTGGCCCACCGAATCGGCCGCTCAGGCCGCGCTTGAGGAACCCGCAGCATGACCGCCGAGCAGCCCTGGCTGAAGTTCTACCCGACCGACTGGCGGGCCGACCAAGGGCTGCGCGTCGTCTCCTTGGCCGCTCGCGGCCTCTGGATCGAGTGCATGTGCATCATGCACGAAGCCGACCCCTATGGGCACCTCGTCGTCAACGGACGGCCCGTGACCGACACGCAGCTTGCGCTCCTGACAGGCGCCAGCCCGGACCAGCTCGCAGCACTGCTCACCGAGCTGGAATTGGCCGGCGTCTTCTCGCGAAACAGCAAGGGCGTGATCTACTCCCGGCGCATGACCCGTGACCACAAGAAGGCCCAAACAGCGCGGAAAAACGGCAAATCCGGAGGCAACCCAAGTCTCTGTTCCGAAAAAGAAAATTCCGCGTCGGATAAGGGGCGGGTTAAGCGGCGGGTTAAGGGTCGGGATAACACCCAGAGGCCAGAGGCCAGAATCCAGATATCCCCCCAAACCCCCCAGAGGGGGCCGGGGATGATGATGGGATTGTGAATGGAAAATCACGAAGCACGTGGCGGCTGTTGCTGAGCGGATACCGGGACAAGCGCCTGTGGCCGATCACCGCCGGGCCAGAACCGTTCGAGCCCGGGTGTTTCGCCCCGCCCGACCTGGTTGCCGAAATCCTTGAGCCTGAGGACGCCTGAGACGATGGACATGTTCTCCGACCGGGAGTGGTTCGCCGTGGTGGTGAAGCCCGGCAAGAACCAGGAGGTGCACAGGCGCTTCGAGGAGCAGGGCTATCGCTCGTTCCTGCCGATGTGCCTGCGGGAGCGCAGCAACGGCCCTGGGCGGGTTGAGACCGTGGCCCGGCCGCTGTTCGACCGTTACCAGTTCGTGGGCTGCCACAGCGAGCAGCCCTTCAGGCCGGTTCTGAACACGATCGGCGTGGCGTTCATCGTGCGTGGGGTGGGTGATATACCGCTGCGGGTGTCTCCGTTGGTGCTGCGCCGCGTGCAGGCCCGCTGCATGGCGGACGGCGGCTCGGTTGATCTGCGCCCACGCCAGCCCGCGCGGCCCGAACCGCGACCAGCCGTGACCTGGGAGCCCGAGCAGGCCCTGCGCGTGATCGACGGGCCATTCCGGGACTTCGCGGCGGTCTTCCTGGAGGCCGACAAGCGCGGGGACATGGCGCTCGTCCTGGTCGAGTTGTTCGGGCGGACCAGCCGAATCGCGATGCCGGTGACGAACCTTGAGCCGGTCGCATCAGCGCTCGGAGCGTAACGCGATGGGGTTAAGCTTAACCATTTCGAAATGATTAGCGGGCATACCATGCCCTTGGTCCCCCGGCAACCGTCCGGGATGGGACTGCGGCAGCTATCGAAGCGCCCCACCTGATCCGCGCTTGACGCGCCTCCACCCGCCCGGTTCTGCCGCGGCGGGTTTTGTCATTCCGGAGCTGTTCCATGTCCCAGCGCCTTGTGACCGCAGCGTTGGACGCTGCCGGTGATCCCGTCATCCGCAAGGCCGCCGCGGACGCCACGGCCGCCACCAGCGTGCTGTCGCTGCCCTGGTGGATCGACCTCGTGAATTACGGCTACCACGGCATCATGGCCGCCGGCGCCTTCGCCCTGCTGGTCGGGCGTCTGGTCCTGATGTGGAACGAGATTCGTGAGAAGCGTCAGAGCAAGGAGGGCTGAGCATGGTGGGCCTGCTGAACATTCCCTCCCACGTGCTGGGTCGCATGATCGCCGTCATCGAGGCGGCGCGTCAGCGCATGGGGCCGCGGGCGGATGTGGGCGGGGCAAGGTCGCGCAGTCGTTCATTTCTGGAGGCGTAGGAGTGCGCGAAGCAGCGTCTCAGAGGCGAACGCAGTCCGCGCCTCGGCGTCCATGTCCAGGTACCGCTCGGCGCACCAGACAGCAAACTCGTTCGGCCGAATGAAAACCTTAAAGACGGTGCAACCCTTGGCCTCAGTTCCTATGGCCACGGCTTCAGATCGCCGAAGCCATTCGTCATAGCTATCGCCCAGCTTGGCGCTGTCGGGAAATCGCCGTTTGATCTCGGGCCAGTCCTCGCGCCTGTACCAGATCATCGCGATGAAGTGGTCATCGTCGCTCATGTCATCATCGCTCATGGTGACGCTCGTCTCTTGTCTTCAGCCGTTTTCCCGACGAACAGCGAATCCATCACAATGTGCCGACGCACAGATGACATGCCACGCCCGTGCTATGAGGAACGGGAGGGCGTCGAGGCGACAAGTGCGGGCATGGAGCGGCGACCGATCGACGGCAGGGTGGGAGCGGGTCCTTCCCCGGCTCAACCCGATACGGGTGGCAAAAGTCCGATCGCCATCCAGGTGTGAGAAATCGCCGAGGGGGTTCCGCTTCCGGTTCGCCCCTTGAACCAAGCTTACATGCGGCTTTGAGGCTACTCGGAACCGGAACCCCCTCCCCCTTGGCCGCAGGGGAGGCGGCGAAATCCGTGAACGTCGAGAGGGGGGTTCCGGTTCGCTCCGAACGAAGGGTGCGCCGATGGCAACACAGGCCGAGATCGCCGCGCACCTGGACCTCTCTGACCGCTCGGTGCGCGACCTGAAGAAGCGCGGGGTCTTTCACGCCGACGCCCGCGGCAACATGGACCTCGACGCCTGCCGGGTTGCCTACATCCGGCACCTGCGCGAGAGAGCGGCTGGTCGGGCGTCGGATGCCGCCGATGACGAGAAGCTCGACCTCACGGCCGAACGGGCCGCGTTGGCGCGGGTGCAACGCGAACGCATCGCGCTGGATAACGCCGAGACGCGCAAGGAACTGGTGCGCATCGGCGATTACACAGCCGCCGTCGTCTCCGTCTTGGAGATGGCCAAGGCCAAGATCATGCGGGTGCCGACCAAGGTGGCCAAGAGCGACGGCAAGCTCAAGGCGCGGATCGCCGACGCCCTCACCGACGCGCTCAGCGAACTCAGCCAGTCCCGGATCATCGAAGAGCTCGGTGGAAGCGACGATGACGACGAACCCGACGATGCCTGACGTGATCGCCGTGCGCGGCGGCCCGGTGCTGGTCGAGCACGTCGGTCGCTGGCTGGCCGCGCTGAAACCGAAGAAGCGGCAGTCCCTGTCCGAGTGGTCGGCGAAGAACGCCCGGCTGGAGGACGGTAGCCGCTACACCGCCTTTCCGTTCCAGGTCGGCATCATGGACGCCTTCACCGATCCGGAGGTGGCGCAGATCTCGGTGCGCAAATCGAGCCGCATCGGCTACTCGCAGATCGTGAAGAACTTCATCGGCTACTGCGCCGACCAGAATCCCTGCCGGGTGCTCGTCTACCAACCGACCATCGACGACGCCGAGGACTTCGCCAAAGACGACATCGCCGCGCTGCTGACCTGGCCGGCGGTGCGCCGGGTCATTCCGAACAAGACGCGCACCAGCAACAACACGATCCGCTCCAAGCGCTTCCCCGGCGGCTGGATCAAGATCAAGGGGGCGAACAGTCCCAAGGAGTTCCGCCGCATCACCGCTGACAAGGTGCTGCTGGAGGAGCCGGACGGCTATCCCTACGCTTCGGGCGTGGAGGGCGATCCGGCCGGTCTCGCCTTCAAGCGCAACCTGACCTCGGACGAGCCGTTGAAGGCGGCCGGCTCCACGCCGACGGTGCAGGGCGCCAGCAAGATCGACACGCTGTTCCTGCAGGGCACGCAGGAACACCGCTACGTGCCGTGCCCACACTGTCGCGAGATGCAGGTTCTCGTGTTCGGTGACGGCACAGGGGCGGGCATCCGCTATGAGCCGAAGGACAATCCCACGCGGGCCTGGTACGTCTGCGTCAACGGCTGCCTCATCGAGGAGGACGACAAAGCCTGGATGGACGAGCACGGCGAGTGGCGGGCCCACGCTCCGCAGAACTGGCCGCACCGCTCCTTCCACATCTGGGCCGCCTACAGCCAGTTCAAGCAGGCCTCCTGGCTGCACATCGCCAAGGAGTTCGTCGAGGTCAAGAAGGACCCCAACCGCCTGCGGGTTTGGGTCAACCAGGTGCTCGGGGAAACCTACGCGGCTCGGGGCGAGGCGCCGGAATGGCGCCGCCTGTATGAGCGCCGGGAGGACTACCGGCCCGGCACCGTGCCGATGGGCGGTCTGATCCTGACCGCCGGCCTCGACGTGCAGAAGAGCCCCGGCCGCATCGAACTCTTCGTGTGGGCGTGGGGCCGGGACCGGCAGTGCTGGCTCGTCGATCACATCGTCATTCCCGGCAACCCATACGAGGCGAAGGTCTGGGCCGAGGCCTCCGAGGCGATCCAGCGGACGTGGCGGCACGAGTCCGGCGTCGAACTGAAGCTGTCCAAGGTCGGGGCGGACACCGGCTTCGCCACCACGCAGGTCGAGGCCTGGGCGCGCAAACACCCCGGCCTGGTGATCCCGGTCAAGGGGGCCACGACACTCGGCGCGCCGGTCTTCGCCTGGTCGAGCGTCCGCGAGGTCACGCCGAACGGCAAGACGCGCAAGCGCGGCCTGCGGCTGGGCATGATCGGCGGCCATCTGGCAACCCTGGAGCTGTACGGGTTGCTCAGCCTGGAGCCGCCGACCGAGGAGCAGCGGGCCGAGGGCGCCGGCTTCCCGGCGGGCTATGTCCACCTCTCCAAGCTGGCCACCGAAGAGGTCTGCAAGCAGCTCGTCGGCGATCAGTGGATGGAAGAGCGCGGCGAATGGAAGCAGGTCCACGCCACCGAAGCGCTCGACGGCTGGAAGTACGCCCGCGCCGTCACCGCAGCGATGGGCATGGACCGCTGGTCACCCGCGCGCTGGGCGGCGCTGGAGGACGCGTTTCCGAAGACCACGACGCCGGCGTCCGAGGCCGTCTCACCGACACCAGCAACACCCGCCCCGTCGGCCGCCGCAGCGCCCACCAAGCGCCGCATTCCGATGCCCAAGGCGACCTACGCCGACGACCCGCATCTGTGAGGACCCCATGGCCGATCTTGCGACCCTTCAGGCCCGGCTTGCCGAGGCCGAGACCGCTCTGCATCGCCTGAACATCGGCGAGACCGAGGTCAAGGTCAGCTATGACGGCAAGACCGTCGAGTATGCCGTCTCGCTCGATGCGCCGAAGCTGGAGCGGTACATCGCGACGCTCCGCGCCGAGATCGACCGCCTGTCCGGCAAGCCCCGCCGCCCGCTGTACATGAGCTTCTGATGCGCCAAGCCGTTCAGATCCTCGACCGGCACGGCAACCCGATGCCGGCGCCCAGGCGGTTCGCCGCGGCCGACACGTCGTACGACGGCGCGTCGATGACCTCGCGCGAGCTCGCCTCCTGGCAGGTGCTGCCGACCTCGGCCGACGCCGAGCTGCTGCCCGAGCTGTCCACGCTGGTGGCCCGCTCCCGCGACCTGGCCCGCAACAACGGGATCGCGTCGAGCGGCATCCAGGCGATCCTGGACAACGTGGTGGGCTGCGGCCTGCGCCTGAACTCGACGCCCGATTACCGGGCGCTCGGCAGGGACAAGGCCTGGGCGGACGCCTGGAGCGCCACCGTGGAGGCGAAGTGGCGGGCCTGGGCGGAGACGACCGACTGCGACGCCGCCCGTTCGCTGAATTTCGCCGGCCTGACCGTCCAGGTGGCGCGCGCCGGCCTGCTCAACGGCGAAGGGCTGGGGCTGCCGCTCTGGCTGCCCAGCCGCGACCGCACCTATGCCACCTGCATCCAACTCGTCGAGGCCGACCGGCTGTCCAACCCGCTCGGCGAGCAGGACAGCGCCACACTGCGCGGCGGCATCGAGATCGACCGCTACGGCGCCCCGCAGGCCTATTGGATCCGCAACAGCCATCCGGGTGACCTGCTGACCTGGGATCCCGGCCTGTACCAGTGGACCAAGGTCCCGGCCTTTACCCATTGGGGCCGCCGCCAGGTCATCCACGTGCACGACCGCGAGCGGACCGGGCAGAGCCGCGGCAAGCCGCTGCTGAGCTCGGTGCTGTCGCAGTTCAAGACGCTCGACCACTACGGCCGGGCCGAGCTGCAGGCCGCGGTGGTCAACGCCATGATCGCGGCCTTCGTCAAGAGCACCATGCCGGGCGACGCGCTGGTGGATCTGTTCGGCGGCGCCGACGACTATTTGGCGGCCCGCGCCGAGCACGCGGTGCACCTGAAGGGCGGGGCGGTGCTGCCGCTGTTCCCCGGCGACGAGGTGCAGGCTTTCACGCCCGCGCGCCCGGCGGCCGCCTTCGATGCTTTCACCAAGTCGGTCCTGCGCCACATCAGCGCCGGCCTGAACATCCCCTACGAAATCCTGATGAAGGATTTCACCCAGACCAACTACAGCAGCGCCCGCGCCGCTCTGCTGGAGGCGTGGCGCTTCTTCAACGGCCGCCGGCAATGGCTGGCCACCTACTGGGCCTCGCCGGTCTTCGAGCTCTGGCTGGAGGAGACGGTGAACCTCGGCGAGGTCGAGGCGCTGGACTTCTACCGGAACCGCTACGCCTACACGCGCTGCCGCTGGATCGGCGCCGGCAAGGGCTGGGTCGACCCGGTCAAGGAGGCCCAGGCCGCCAAGCTGCGCATGGAGATCGGCGTCTCGACTCTGGAGGACGAGTGCGCCGAGCAGGGCAAGGACTGGCGCGAGGTCGCCGAGCAGCGGGCTAGCGAGGCCGCGCTCCTGCGCCACCTCGGCCTGCCCGTGCCCTGGGAACAGACCGCCCCTACCGCCGCGGCCGGGCAGACCGCCGACCAGACCGGAGACAACTGATGCTGCTGATGCCTGAGCCCGGCCCGGCCCTGCTGGCGCCGGCGTGGGTGCCGCGCGCCGCCGCCGTGGTGGGCGCGAGCGCCACGCCGCCGAAGGGCGCCGTCTACATCGGCGACCTCGGCGCCGGCACCCGGCCGTACGACGTCGTCAACGGCGTGGCGGTGATCAGCATCGCCGGGGTGATCGTGCCGACCTACTGGTACATCGGCTCGCCTTACGTCACCGGCTGCAACGGCCTGCGCCTGCAGCTCGCCATGGCCTTCGAGGACCCGGCCGTTCGCGCCATCGTGCTGCTGGTCAACAGCGGCGGCGGCCTGGTCAGCGGCGTCGCCGACCTCGCCGATTGGATCGTCGAGGCCAAGGCGGCGGCGGGCAAGCCGGTGGTCGCCATTCTGGCGGAGTTCGCCTACTCGGCCGCCTACTGGCTGGCCAGTGCCGCCGACAGCATCAGCGTGCCGCGCACCGGCGGTGTCGGCTCGATCGGCGTCATCATGGTGCATTGGGACCTCAGCGCGGCGCTGCAGGAGGCCGGCATCAAGGCAACGATTATCGCGGCCGGCGACCGCAAGGCCGACGGCAACGCCTATGAGCCGCTGCCCGGCGAGGTGCGCGACCGCTGGCTGGCGGAATGCGAGGACATCCGAAAGCTGTTCGCCGCCTCCGTGGCGCAAAACCGCGCCGCGGCGGGCGTATCGCTCGACCTCGACGCCGTCCTCGCCTCGCAGGCCCGCACTTGGGAAGGCCCGAGCGGGACCGCCGAGGCGGTGGCGTCGGGCTTCGCCGACGCCGTGCTGGCGCCCGACCGGGCCTTCCAAGCGCTTCTCGACACCCTCACCACCTGACGGAGCCCACCGTGAAGAACATGTTCGCCCACCTCATGGGCAGCGCCAAGCCGTCCACGGTCACGCCGCCCGCCGCTCCGGCCGCGGCACCGCAAGCGCCCGCCTCTGACCAGCCGGCCGCCACTGCTCCGGCCGCCCAGCCGTCGGAGGCGCCGCCCCCGTCCGCTGCCCCGGCCCCCGCCGCGCCGCAGGCGAGCAGCGAGGATGCCACCGCCCGAGCCCGGCAGGAGGAGCGCGCCCGCTGCTCGGCCATCTTCGCCGACCCCGCCGCCGGCGGCCGCGTGGCCATGGCCGCCACGCTCGCCTTCACCACCGACCTCTCCGCCGAGCAGGCGATCGCCGTGCTGAAGACGGCTCCGGCCGCCTCGTCTCCGGCCCCGGCTCCCGCCGGCAACCCCTTCGCCACCGCCATGGGGGCCATCGGCAACCCCAACGTCGGTGCCGACAAGCCGGGCGAGGGCGGTGACGACCCCAAGGCGCTCGTCGCGCAAATCCTGAAAGCCGGCGCCTAACGCCGGCTTTCGCCTTTTCTGGAGAAGCATCCCCATGGGCATTTTCAAGCCGGGCGTCACGTCCGACGCCTATTCGCCGGACCTGCTGGTGGCCGGCGACTTCCCCCGCATCACCCGCAGCGTGACCCTGGCGACCGGCCAGAACCTCGTCCGCGGCGCTGTGCTCGGCAAGATCACCGCCTCGGGCAAGTACGTCCTCAGCACGTCGGCCGCGAACGACGGCAGCCAGACGCCGGTCGCCGTCCTGGTCGACGACTGCGACGCCAGCGGCGGCGACAAGACGGTCGGCATTTACGAAAGCGGTGAGTTCCTCGGCTCGGCGCTGACGCTCGGCGCCGGTCACACGCTGGCCTCCATCCGCGACGGCCTGCGCGACCTGAACATCCACATCCGCTGACCGCCGGTCGGCGCCCCCACCTCCCCGTGCGCCTCGGCGCCACGTCACAGGGAACGAGCAGACATGAACATCTACGATACCGCCGTCCTCAACGGCGTGGTGCAGAGCCTGAAGCGTCCGAAGACCTTCCTCCTCAATACCGTCTTCGGCACCATCCAGACCGAGACGGCCGAGCAGATCGCCGTGGACATTCTGATCGGCAACCGCCGCGTCGCGCCCTTCGTCTCGCCGCTGGTGGCGGGCAAGGTGCTGACCCAGGACGGCTTCACGACCAAGCTGTACAAGCCGGCCTACATCAAGCCGAAGTCGGTGGTCGATCCCAACCGCGCCTTCAAGCGTCAGGCCGGCGAGCAGATCGGCGGCACGATGAATCCGCAGGAGCGCCTGATGGCCACCGTGCGCGCCATCATCGAGGACCACGCCGACCAGATCACCCGTCGCCTGGAGCTGATGGCCGCCGAGGCGCTGCGCCTCAGCCAGGTGACCGTCACCGGCGAGGGCTTTGAGACGCAGGTCGTCAGCTTCGGCCGCAGCACCGCGCTCACCATCGCGCTGACCGGCACGGACAAGTGGGGCGACGCGGCCAGCACGCCGCTGGACGACCTGGAAGCCTGGGCCGAGCTGGTGCACAAAACCGAGGGCGCGGTCATCACCACCATCGTCATGGATCCCGACGCCTGGGCGGCATTCCGCCAGAACGCCCAGGTGCAGAAGCTCCTCGACGTCCGCCGCGCCGCCGGCACCCCGGTCGAGCTCGGCCCCTCCACCTACGTCGGCGGTGCCCAGTTCAAGGGCACCATCGGGTCCTTCGATATCTGGGTCTACAGCGAATACTACGAGGACCCGACCACGGGCACCGTCACGCCGCTGCTGCCCAGCGGCACCGTGCTCGGCTTCGGTCCGAACGTCGAGGGCGTGCAGGCCTTCGGCGCCATCCGCGACGAGGCGGCCGGCCTGCAGGCGATGCCGATCTTCGTGAAGAGCTGGACCCAGGAGGACCCGAGCGCCCGCTTCATTCTGAGCCAGTCGGCGCCGCTGGTCTATCCGCGCCGCCCGAACGGCTCCTTCGCCGCCACCGTGCTCTAAGGGGAGGCCCGCCATGAAGATCCGCACCGTCGTCTCCGTGAAGCACGACAGGAAGCTCCACACCCCCGGAACGGAACTCGACGTGAAAGACGAGGCCGGCAAGGCGCTGATCGCAGCCTGCCATGCTGAGAAGATCCTGGTCGAGCCGGCCAAGAAGGCCGGTCCCGAGCCCAAGGAAGACGGCAAGTAAGCCGCACCGCCAGCGACATGGAGAGGGGCAGGCTTCGGTCTGCCCTTCGCCGCCGGGAGCCCGACCATGGCCAATCCTTTTCAGCGCCTGCTCGACAGTACGTTCCTGAGGCTCGGCACAGAGGCCGTCTACACGCCACCCGATGGCGGAGCCCCGGTGCCCTGCTGGGTCACCTTCCGCCAGCCCGACGCCGAGTTTTCGGCGTTTGGCGGCGGTGTGACGCTGCCGGCGCGGATCGCCGAGGTGCGCGCCGCCGAAGTCGCCGCGCCCGAGGAGTCCGGCACGCTCGCCGTTGCCGGGCAGACCTACCGCATCACCCGGGCGACGCAGCCCGACGCCGATCGCCGCTTGTGGCGGCTGGAGCTGCAATGACCCATGCCCGCCAGCAGATCCGCGAGGCCGTCGCCGCCCGGCTGGCCGGTCTCGTTGCCACCGTCGCCGTCAACCGCGTGCGCTCGCTGACCAGCGCCAAGCTCCCGGCCATCGCCGTCTATGCGCTGGAGGAGGACGCCGAGCGGATCAGCACCGGCCGCACGAAAGAGCGCCGTCTGACCCTCGCCGTGGACGTGTTCACCGCCGCCGGCTCTGACGATGCCTCGGCCGACCTCGACGCGCTGTGCGCGCAGGTCGAGACCGCGATGGACGCCGCGCCGCGCCTCGGCGGCCTCGCCAACGACAGCGAATTGACCCGCACCGACATTGAACTGACCGGCGCCGGCGACCAGGGGCAGGGGTTGCCCGACCTCGCCGCCGCGCGCCTGCAGTACCGCATCACCTACCGGACCCCGCACGGGTCCCCCGATACCGTCGCCTGACCGCGGCGGACACCGGCGGCGCTCCGCCGCGCACCATCCACTAGGAGAGCAACCATGAGCGGTGTTGTACAGTCCGCCGGTGCCAAGCTGTTTATCGGCACCACGGCGAGCAACGGGGCCTCGGACACCTACACCGAGGTCGCCGAGATCGAGTCCTTCGGCGAGTTCGGCAAGACCTACCAGAGCGTCAAGTTCAACCCGGTGGGGTCGAAGCGCACGCAGAAGCTCAAGGGCTCGTATGACGAGGGCTCGCTGTCGCTGACGCTCGGCCGCGTGCCGGACGATGCCGGGCAGACGGCGCTCCAGCTTGCCGTCGACGACAACGACGCCTTCAACATCAAGATCACGCTGGACGACGCCCCCGACGGCGTCGGCGCCAAGCCGACCACCTTCATCGTCAAGGCGCTCGCGCTGTCCTACACCACCAACATCGGCGGTGTGGATGGCGTCGTGAAGTCGACCGTGAACCTCGACATCACCTCGGACATCACCGAAACGGCGGCTTCGGCCTCCTAACCGGCTCTCTCGCGAGAGCGGGGCCGGCGGCGTGTCGGGCGCTGCCGGCCTCACCCTTCCCGACTCCCGACACCCCGACAAGGATCCCGACCATGCAGATTTCCCAAGGCCGCAAGACCATCACCCTCGGCGACGAGACCGTCGAGATGCTGTGCACGCCGCGCGCCGCCATGCGCCTGTCCGACGCGTTCGGCGGGCTGCTCCAGGCGCAGCAGCGCTGCATCGGCCTCGACATGACCGCCATCGTCGCGGTGATCAACGCCGGCGCCAACCGGGCGGGCGACGCGGCCAAGCGCACCGAGGCGCAGGTGTTCGCCGCCGGCCTGCAGGACGTCGCCGGCGACGCCATCGAGTTCATCACCCTCCTGTGCAACGGCGGCAAGCCGCGGGGCGAGTCCGCGCCGGCCGACGAGGGCGCGGAGGGAAACGGCCAAAGCTGACCTTCGACGCCTACCTGGACGAACTGTTCAAGTACGCGACCGGGTGGTTGGGGTGGCCGCCGGACCTCGCGCTCGACACCCCGATCCCCCTGATCGAGTTGGCGCTCGACGGCAAGCTCGACTTCGTCAAGCGCACCAACCCGTTCGGGTCGGCTGACGACAAACCGGCCCCGCCGCCGCCCGACAAGGGCAAGGTCGCGCAGGGGCTGGCGGCGTTCCTGCGCGGGCGCAAAAAGGGCGAGTGAGGCCGGGCCATGCTGATCGTCGGCCACATCACCGGCGACCTCAAAGCGCTGCTCAACGAGCAGCTCAACGAGGTTGCCGACGCCGCCCGCGCCGCCACGCGCGCCGCGGCCGAGGATCTGCAGGCGGAGTTGCGCGCGCAGGTGCGCGCCGCCGGCCTCGGCGTCGGGCTGGAAAAGGCATGGCGGCTCGACGTCTACCCGCGCGCCGGGCGCAAGTCGCTGCGCCCCGCCGGCCTGGTGTGGTCGAAAGCGGAGCGCCTGCACGACGCGTTCGATGGCGGCGATACGGTCACCGCGCGCGGCGGCAAGTGGCTTGCCATCCCGCTCGACGCGGCCAAGGCCGCCGGGCTCGACAAGAGCCGGGAGCGCCGCATCCCCGGTCGCCAGGGCAAGACCGGGCGCGGCGGCCAGATGGCGAAGTGGTCAAACGTCGCCGCCGCGGAAGGCCGTTTCGGGCGGCTGCGCTTCGTTCCGCTCGACGGCAACAAGCGGGCGCTGCTCGTCGCCGACGGCAAGCCTGGGGCGCCGGCGGTGCCGCTGTTCCTCCTGGTCAGCAAGGCCCGTGGCCGCAAGCTGCTCGACATCGGCGCCGCCGCGAAGAAGGCGGAAGCGCGGCTCGCAACCAACCTCTCCAACATGATCGGACGGTAGCGATGGCCGCAGGAAAAGAAGTCAGCGTCCGGCTCAAGGTCGAGGCCGACAACCTCGACGCCGTCAAGCAGAAGCTGAAGGATCTCGGTGCCGAGGTCACGCACGTCGGCGGGCTGCGCACCGACGGCCTGCAGCGCCAGTTGCAGGCGCTGGAGTCGCGGCTCGACCCGGCGGCGCGCGCCGCGCAGGGACTCGCCAAGGACAGCGACACGCTCGGCAAGGCGCTGCAGGCCGGCATCATCTCGCAGGCCCGCCACAACGAGTTGCTCGCCGCCTCGGCGCAGCGGCACGGCGCGGCGGCCAAGAGCACGAAGCTCGCCGCGCACGAGATGACCAACCTCACCTATCAGATCCAGGACGCCGCCGTGCAGCTCGCCGGCGGGCAGAACCCGTTCCTGATCCTGATGCAGCAGGGGCCGCAGGCCACCGGCGCCGTCGGCGGCGTCGGCCGGGCGCTGTCCCTGCTGGCGACGCCCACCGTCGCAGCGGGGCTGTCCGTCGCCGCGCTCGGCGTCGGCTTCGGCGTGGTCGTCGCCAAGGCGATGGCGCTGCAGGACGAGGTGCGCGGCTTCAACGTCGTGCTCAAGGCGACGGGCAACGAGGCGCGCACCACCGCCACGGCCATGCAGGGCGCCGTTACGCAGATGACGCGCCTCGGCACCTCGCGCGCCGACGCCGTGGCGATGGCAACGACGTACCTGCGCAATGGGCAACTCAAGGGCGCGGGCACGGCGGCGGACCTCGGCACGCTGGCGACCGACATGGGCGCCGGACTCGGCATTTCGACGACGGATGCCTTCGGCAAGCTCACCGCCGGGCTGACCGGCGGCATCCCCGGCCTGCGCCAGTTGGCGACCGAAACGAAGGCGCTGTCGGTCGCGCAATATGAGGCGGCGCGCGCCGCGCTGGAGCACGGCGACAAGGCCAAGGCCCTCCAGATCGTCGTCGACGCACTGAAAGACCGCTTCGGCGGGCTGCACAAGGAGTCGCTGTCGCCGGCACAGAAGGCGATGGAGGATTTCAGCAACGCTTACGACCGGCTGGTGACCAAGGCCGCCAACTCGCCGCTGACCATCTCCGTCGTCGTCAAGACGTCGGGCCTGATGGACGAGTTGGGCACGTTTTTCGAGACCGGCGGCGGCCCGATGCGCGACCGCCTGATCCGCAACGTCATCCCCGGCCTGGAAATGGGCCAACTGATCGCCCAAGAGTTCGGCGGAACGGTCGCCTACACACCGCGCCTCAACAACAACCCGCGCCGCCCGGGCGAGGGCGCGCTCACCGGCGCCGTCTACCCGGATGCGAGCGGCGCCGCCCCCGGCGCCCCGATCCCCGGCCGCAAGCCGACCACGCAAACCGGCATGACGCTTGACCAGGCGTTCCGGGTCTCCGACGCCGCGAAGGCCAACGACAACTTCGCGACCGCGATGGTCAAGGTCGGGGCGGCGCGCACGATCTTCCTCGCCGGGCAGGCGGCGTTCGACGCCGAGATGGAGCGGGGCGGCACGGACGCCTCGGCGACGGCGCTGCGCCTCCAGGCCGAGCGCAAGGCCCGGCTGGAACTGTCCGGCAGCATCGCCGAGCAGACCGCACAACTGACCATCAACACGCAGGAGGCGCTCAAGGCCGCCGATGCCTACCTGCAATCCTCCGCCGCCGGCGAGCGCGCCAAGGCGATGCAGCAGGCGCGCATCGACAGCCTGACCTCCGGCATCGACGTCGAGACGCGCTACCGCCAGATCCTCGCCGAGCGCGCCGCGGCGCAGGCCGCCAGCGGGGCGCAGGAAGTCGCGACGACGCAGGTCAGCGCCGCCGCCCGGCAGCGCCTCGCCGACGCCTCCCTGCTCGGCGTCGAGGCGCAGCAGAAGGCGGAACTCGCCGAGAAGGTGCGGCAGGCGACCATCGGCGAGACGATCGCCCTGGAGAACGCGCAGGGTGCCACCGCCGACGCGCTGCGCCGGATCATCGAGGCCAAGACGGCGGCGGTCGTCGCTGACGATGCCGCGCAGCGCAAAGCCCGTCTCGGCGGCATCCTGCAGGGGCAGGGCGAGCAGCTCGCCACGCTCGGCAAAGAGCGGGAGTTGCTGTTCGCCACCGCCGAGCAGCGCGCCGTCGGCCTTGCTCGGCTGCAAATGGAGCTTCAACTGCGCCGTGAAGGCGCCGACCTGTCGAGCACGGAGGCGCAGCGGGCACTTGCCAACGCCGAGGCCATCGCCAAGGCGGGCGTCGAAATGGACCGCCTCAACCAGATCAGCCAAGTGTTCGACAACGCCTTCGACCGCGTCGGCGACGCGATCACGCAGGCGTTCGTGCAGGGCGGCGGCGCCGCGGTGAATTTCCGCAGCGTCGTCTCCGGCGTGCTCGCCTCGATCGCGTCGGACCTGCTCAAGCTGGCCGTCATCAACCCCATGAAGAACGCCGTGCTCGGCGGCCTCACGGGGCTGTTTGCCGGCGGCTCGTCGTTCGGCGCCTACACGACAAGCTCGACCGTGGTCGGCGGTGCTGGGCGCATCGTCGGCGGCCTGCACGACGGCGGCGTCGTCGGGGCGGGCTGGACCTTCCAGCGCAGCGTCGATCCGTCCGTCTTCAGCGGCGCCCCGCGCTACCACACCGGCGGCATCGCCGGCGACGAGGTCCCGGCCATCCTGCAGCGCGGCGAGGAGGTGCTCACCGCCGACGACCCACGCCACCGTTTCAACCTCGGCGCGGCCAACACCAACGGCCCGGTGTCCATTAACATGCCGATCACCGTCAACGCCAGCGGCGGCACGCAGGAGCAGAACGCCGACCTCGCCGACCAGATCGGCCGGGCGGTCGGTGATCAGCTCGACGCCCGCATCGTGACCGTGCTGCGCCAGCAGATGCGGCCGATGGGCCTGCTCAACGGAGGCTCCCGATGACCACCCCCACCTTCGCCCCGCCGGTCAGCCCGAGCGTCAACAGCCAAAAGACCGTGCAGCCGCGCGTGCTCAAGGCCGAGTTCGGCGACGGCTACCGGCAGCGCGCCGCCGACGGCCTCAACAGCCGTCCGGCCGCGTGGGACCTGAAATGGGACGCGCTGACCACCGCCGACGCCGACACCATCGAGGCGTTTCTCGACGACCGCGGCGGAGTCGAGGCGTTCTGGTGGACGCCGCTGGACGCCGCGACGCCGCGCAAGTTCATCGCCGAGTCCTGGAGCCGCGCCCCGATCGTCGGCGCCGAGGCCCTCGGCGAGCGGCGCTTCTCCCTGTCGGCCAAGCTGACTCAAGTCTTCGACCTCTGAGGTCTCCCCGATGAGCAACGCCCCGATCGCCCGCGAGGCCCAACGCCCCGCGCCGAGCCCCTACGTCGTCCTGTTCCAACTCGACGCCACCCGGCTCGGCGGCGGCGTCTACGCCTTCACGCAGTCGGCCTATGAGGCGACCCCGCTGGTCTACGGCGGCGTCACCTACACGCCGATCGACATCGAGGCCGAGGGCTGGGAGTGGAGCGGCACCGGCGTTCTGCCCACGCCGAAGCTGCGCATCAGCAACGTCAACCGCGCGTTCTCCGCGCTGGTCGGCACCTACGACGACCTGCTCGGCGCGCAGATCACGCGCATCCGCACCTTCCGGCGCTTCCTCGACGGCGAGCCCGACGCCGACCCGACCGCGCATTTCCCGCTCGACGTCTACCGCATCGAGCGCAAGGCGGTGCTCGACAAGACGCACATTGAGTGGGAATTGGCCGCGGTCATCGACCAGGAGGGCCGCCCGTTGCCGGGGCGCCAGGTGCTGCAGGGCGCCTGCACGGCGACCTATCGGCGGTGGACCGGGGCCGGGTGGGACTACAGCGAGGCGACCTGCCCGTACGCCGGAAACGCCGCCTTCGACATCCACGACCAGCCGACCGCCGCCGGGTCCGACGTCTGCTCGAAATTCGTCACCGGCTGCGAGGCCCGCTTCGGGGCGAACAGCGTGCTCCCGACCTGGGCCTTCCCCGGCGTCGCCCGCGTGAGGACAAGCTGACATGCCCCTGACCCTGACGCCCGCGCTGCGCGAGGCCATCGCCGCGCACGCCCTCGCCGAGTTCCCGAAAGAGTGCTGCGGCCTCATCGTCGCCGGCGCTTACGTCCCGTGCCGCAACAACGGCAAGGATCCGCGCGTCGACTTCCGCATCGCCGACGACGTCTATGACGCGCACCGCGACCGTGTGCAGGCAATCGTGCATTCCCACACCAACAGCAACTCGGCGCCGACCCGCGCCGACATGGCCGGGCAGATGGCGACCGACGTGCCGTGGCTGCTGGTGATGACCGACGGCGAGAGCGTGTCGGACCCGGTCGTGTGGGGCGCCGACACGCCGACGCCCGACCTCATCGGCCGCCCGTTCTGCCACGCGGTGACCGACTGCTACGCTTTGATCCGCGACTACTTCGCCAAGACGCACGGAATCACCCTGCCGGAGTTCCCGCGTGACGACGCCTGGTGGACGAACGGCGAGAACCTTTATGTCGAGAACTTCGCCGCCGCCGGCTTCGCCGCGGTGCCGCGCGCCACGATGCGCGACTCCGACGTCCTGCTGATGCAGATCCGCAGCCCGGTCCCCAACCACGCCGGCGTCGTCGTCAAGGGCGGCGCCCTGGTACTGCACCACCTGCAGAACCGCTTGAGCCGGCGCGAGCCGCTCGGCCCGTGGCTGCGCACCGTGACCCACGTCCTGCGCCACAAGGATCTCGCCTGATGGCCCTCCGCAAAGTTCACCTGCACGGCGCGCTGCGCCGCCGCTTCGGCGCGGTCTACGAGTTGGACGTCGCCAGCCCGGCGGAGGCGTTCCGGGCGCTGCACGTCCTGACCTCCGGCGCCTTCCTGCCGGCGGTCAAGGATGGCACCTATCGGATCATCCGCGGCGACAAAAAGACCGGCCTGCACCTCGGCGCCGATGAACTGACTTTTCACCTCGGCGCCGGCGACCTGCACATCGCTCCCGTCGCGGCGGGCTCGGGCCAGAAGTCCAAGGGCGGCGTCAAGGCGGTGATCGGCATGGTCATCATGGCCGTCGCCATCGTCTACTCGGGCGGCACCGCCGCCGGGCTGGCGGCTCCGGCCTTCGGCGGCGCGGCGATGGGCATGTCCTACGGCTCCATTGCGCTGTTCGGCCTGTCGATGGTGCTGTCCGGCGCCTCGATGATGCTGGCGCCGCAGGTCAAGGGGCTCGACAGCCTGGAGAGCGTCGACAAGCGCGCCTCGTTCGTCATGAACGGCCCGGTCAACGCGCAGGAGCAGGGCGGCGCCGTGCCGCTGATCTACGGGCGCTGCCGGGTCGGCTCGACGGTCGTCTCCGCCGGCCTCTCGGTCGACCAGATCAGCACCGGCGCGACCGTCGATTACGGCACCGCGGGCGAGTCCGGCGGCGTCTCCGGCTCGGGCGGCGGCAAGGGTGGCGGTGGCGGCGACGGCGGGCGTGTCGCGCAGGAAGATCCCAACACCCTGCAGAGCACGACCGTCGCCCGCGTCATCGACCTGCTCGGCGAGGGCGAGATTGACGGGCTCGTGGATGGCGCGCGCTCGATCACGCTCGACGGCACGCCGCTGATCACCGGCGACGGCAGCGCCAATTTCCCGGGCGTCACCTGGACGCTGCGCACCGGCCTGCCCGACCAGCCGCACGTCGAGGGCTTCACCGCCACCGAGAACGAGGTGGCGGTCAGCACCGAGGTCAAGCACGACGTCCCGGTCGTCCGCACGATCACCAACCCCAACGCCGACGCTGTGCGCGTCACCATCCGCATTCCGGCGCTGACCCGGCAGGACGTCACCAACGGCGACCTGCACGGCGCCGAGGTCGACATCGCCATCGAGGTCAAGCCGACCGGCGGCGTTTACCGGCGCGTCGTCCACACCTCGATTGCCGGCAAGACGACCAGCCCGTACGAGCGCAGCTTCCGCATCGAGCTGCCCAAGGATGGCACCTACAGCGCGCCGTGGGACGTCCGCGTCGTCCGCATCAATGGCGACAGCACCTCGACTGCCCTGCAGGACGCGACCTGGTGGCAGAGCTACACCGTCCTGACCGACGGCAAGTTCAGCTACCCGAACAGCGCCTATGTTGCGCTGGAGGTCGACGCCAAGCTGTTCGGCTCCTCCATCCCGGCCCGCGCCTACGAGGTGCGCGGCCTGCGCATCCAGGTCCCGAGCAACTATGACCCGGCGACCCGGACCTATGTCGGCGCATGGAATGGCCTGTTCAAAGTCGTCTGGAGCGACAACCCGGCGTGGGTGCTCTATGACCTGCTGACCAGCAAGCGCTACGGGCTTGGGAAGTTCATCAACGCCAGCCAGGTCGACAAGTGGAGCCTGTACCAGATCGCGCAGTATTGCGACCAACTGGTGCCGGACGGCCAGGGCGGCTGGGAACCGCGCTTCACCTTCAACGGCGTGATCGCCTCGCGCGAGGACGCCTACAAGGTCATCCAGGGCATCGCGTCGAGCTTCCGCGGCCTGGTCTACTGGAGCAGCGGGCAGATCTACGCCCGCGCCGACATGCCCGGCGACCCGGTCAAGCTGGTCGCCCCGGCGAACGTCATCAACGGCGCCTTCAGCTATTCGGGAACGGCGGTCAAGGCCCGGCACTCGTCGGTGCTGGTCACCTACACCAACCCCGATGACGGCGACCGGGCGGCCATCGAGGTCGTCGAGAACCCGACGCTGATCGAACGCTACGGCTGGCGGCAGACGGAGATCACCGCCTACGGCTGCCGCTCGCGTTCGCAGGCCCGCCGCCTCGGCCGCTGGCTGCTGGAGACCGAGCAGCGCGAGACCGAGACGGTCACCTACGAGGCGGCGTGGGACCACGCCGACGTCATGCCGGGCGACCTCGTCGCCATCGCCGATCCCAACTATGCCGGCGTCCGCTTCGGCGGGCGCGTGGCGGCGGCGACCACCAGCACGGTCACGCTCGACGCGCCGGTGACGCTGGAGGCCGGGCAGAGCTACGCGCTGTCGGTCGTGCTCGCCGACGGCAGCGTGGTCGAGCGCGACGTGGTCACCGGGGTCGGCAGCGTGGCGACGATCGCCGTCGCCGGCGGCTTCCCGAGCGCGCCCGAGCCCGGGGCGATGTGGGTGCTGACCGGCTCCAATCTGGCGCCCCGGCTGTTCCGCGTTCTGGCGGTGCGGGAGAAGAGCAAGGCGGTCTATGAGGTCACGGCGCTGTCGCACGACCCGGGCAAGTACGCCCGCGTCGAGGACGGGCTGGATATCCCGCCGCCGGTCTACCAGAACAACGGCAACGGCATCCCCGCCCCGACCAACCTGACGGCGGTGGAGAGCGTCTACTGGATCAACGGCCTGCCGCAAGCCCGGATGACCGTGGCGTGGTCGCCGGTGCCGGATCCGGTCGTCGCCAAGTACCGCCTCGCCGTGCAGACGCCGGGCGGCCAGTGGCAGGTTCACGAGACGGCGCTGCACAGCCTCGACCTCGACGGCCTCCAGGAAGGGCTCTACACGCTGCGCCTGCGCTCGGTCGCCGTCGATGGGCGCGAGTCCGACCCGGCGGTCGAGGCGGCAGTGAGGGTGCACGGCAAGGGGATTCCGCCCGGCCAGCCGACCGGCCTTGCCGCGATCGGCGGTTACCGGCAGATCACCCTCACCTGGGTCAACCCGAGCGACACCGACCTCGCCGAGATCGAGGTGTGGGAGAACGACCGCGACGACCTGGCGACGGCGGTGCTGGCCGGCACGGTCAAGGGCAACACCTTCCCTCGCGGCGGGCTCGGCGGGCTGGTCACCAAGTGGTTCTGGGTGCGCGCCGTCGACCTCGGCCGCAACCCCGGCGACTTCAACTCCAACCTCGGCACCAGCGCGACGACGCAGCAGATCAGCCACGAGGACCTGGTCGACCGGGTCATCGCGGAGTCAAAGCTTGTCCCGCTGCTCGCCGAGAAGATCGACAGCGTCGAGAAGGTCGCCGAGACGCTGGCGCTCGCCGCGGTGCGCGCCGACAGCACCTTCGCCCGCGTTAAGGCGGAGATCGGCAAGCGCGAGGCCGACGTCGCCGAGGTGACGACGAAGATCACGCAGGAGGTCACCGACCGCCAGGCGCTCGCCGAGCAGGTCACGACGGTGACCGCGCAGTTCGACGGCCAGTTCGCGCAGGTGACCGAAAAGCTCACCACCCTGGCGAACGCCGACGAGGCGACGGCGACCCGGATCGACGGCATCGTCGCCGACGTCGACGAGCGGATCGCCGGCATCGTGACGACGCAGGAAGCGCACGCCGACGGCATCAGCGCCAACGCCAAGGCGGTCACCGACCTCGCCGCCGACGTCAACGGCAAGCTCGCCACCGTCAACCGGACGCTGACCACGCAGGCCAACGACATCGCCGCCACGGCGGGCAGCGTCACGGCGTTGTCGGCCACCGTCGGCCAGAACACCGCGGCCATCGCCAGCGAGGCGACCACGCGCAGCAGCGCCGATCAGGCGTTGAGCACGCGCTTCGACCAGATGGCCGTTACGGTCGGGCAGAACACCGCCGCGATCACCGCCGAGCAGACGACCCGGGCCACCGCGGTCTTGGCGGTCGCCAGCGACGTGCAGACGTTGAGCAGCACGGTCGGGCAGAACACAGCCGCCATCCAGACCGCCGCCTCGTCGATCGACGGCCTGCAGGCGCAGTGGACGGTGAAGGTCGACGTCAACGGCTATGCCGCCGGCTTCGGTCTCGCCGCCTACGACCGCGGCGAGGCTGGCAAACTCAGCGAGTTCGTCGTCCGCGCCGGCAACTTCATCGTCGGGCAGCCGGGGCAGTCGGCCGACTTCCCGTTCGTGATCGGCACGGTCGACGGCGTGCAGCGCATCTCCATGTCGACCGCGTTCATCCAGGACGCGAGCATCAACAGCGCGAAGATCGCCAACGCCGCCATCAAGTCGGCCCACATCGGCTACGCCGAGATCGACGACGCCAACATCAAGAACCTGACCATCCAAGGCCGGTCCATCGCCGACCTCGCGACCGGCAACATGGCGTGGGGCGCCGGCGGCAACAACGCCTCCTGCACCATGACGACCACCGGCAAGCCGATCGCCGTCTTCGCCTGCAGCACCGACGGCTTCTTCAACTACGCCAGTGTCCGCGTCGTCGGCCGGGCCGCCGGCACCAACACATTCACCTCCGTCAGCGATGCCGCCATCGCGCAAAGCGGATTCCACTTCATCGTCGAGATCGAGCTGCGCAAATGACCGACACGCCCGCTCCTCCCCCTCCGTTCGTGCCGCCGTCGACCGGCGCCGTCTTCACGCGCTACGACGCGCAGGGCCGCATCCTCGGCACCGGCGGCTGCGCCCTGTCCGACTACCGCCACCAACTCCAGCCCGGCGACTACGGCATCGTGCCGCAGGGCGCCGACTATGAGCGCGACTACGTCGACCTGTCCGGCGACGAGGTCATGGTGCGCCCGCGCCCGACCATCGCCGGCCTCGACGCGCTGCCGATCCCGGCGACGGTGACGGTAACGAGCGTGACGCTCGGCACGTCCGAGACCTACGAGGTCACCGACGGCGCGTTCGAGTACGACGACGCGCCCGGCGCCTACCGCGTCGCCGTCAGCGCCTGGCCGCACCTCGACACGACCTTCGAGATCGAGGTGCCGGCATGAAGATCGTCAAGACCCGCACCCGCGACGAGATCGCCGCGCTGCGCGAGGCCGCCTACCTGGCGGCGTGGCCGGCGCACAAGCAGCAGGAGGCCATGCAAGACGCCCTGCTGCGCAACAAGCCCGAAAAACTGGAGCGCATGACCGCCGACTTCGCGGCGATCCGTGACCGCCTTCCCTACCCCGAGGAGTCCGCGTAAATGGCCGGTTGGTATCGCACTGGAACCGTGAACCTGACCAACGGCTCGGCCACCGTCGCCGGGATCGGGGCAACGCTGTGGGCGAACGCGCTGCGCCCCGGCATGGTCTTCACGACCGACTTCCACACGCTCTACGAGATCAAGACCGTCGACGGCGACGCGCAGATCACGCTCGACCGGGCGTGGGCCGGGGGAACCGTGGTCGGCGTCGCCTACGCGGTGATCTTCGGCGGCGCGGCGATCTCCAACGCCGAGGTCGTCGCCGAGCTGATGACAATGGTCGGCAAGTGGCAGACCCGCGAGGATCAGTACGACGACTGGGTCGCCGGCCAGCCCGACGGCGGGCCCAACGGCGACGGCAAGTACCCGCTGACCGACAGCAAGGGCGTGACCCGCCTAATCACCTCGCCCGGGCGCCTGCTCATCCTCATCGACAACGGGCTGCTCGACAACGTGCAGCAGGTCGTCGACATGATCGAGGACGACATCGCCGCCGCGCAGCAGGCCGCCGACCAGGCGACCGCCGCCGCGACGACGCTGACCGCCTACGTCACCTCGGCCGACCAGGACCGGCAGGCGGCCGAGGCCGCGCGCGACGCCGTGCTCGACGCCAAGGGCGCGGCCGCGACCAGCGAGGGCAACGCCAAGGCGTCGGAGACGGCGGCCGGGAACAGCGCCGTGACGGCGAACACCGCCGCCACCACGGCGACCGGCGCGCGCGACGCGACCCTGACGGCGAAGACGGCCACCGAGCAGGCCCGCGACACCACCCTGACCGCCCGCGACACGACGCTCGCCGCCCGCGACGTGACCACGGCGGCGCGCGACGTGACCACGCAGGCCCGCGACCAGGCGACCGCCGCGCAGACCAACGCCGCCGTCTCCGCCGGACAGGCCGCCGACGCCAAGACGACGGCGATCAACGCCGCCGCGGACTCGGTCGACGCCAAGATCCACGCGGTCGCCGCGCAGGTCGTCGCCGAGCAGCGCCGCAACGAGGCGGCGGACTCCGCCACTCTGGCGAAGGCGTGGGCGTCCAACCCGGTCGGCCAGCCGGTGGCCTCGGGCGCCCTGTCGGCCTATCACTGGGCCGAGCAGGCGCGCACCGCCGCGCAGACCGCGCAGGTCATCGCCGGCGGCTACATGTTCGGCGTGGTCGGCGACGGCAACTCCGGCCGCATCAACGCGCAGGCGGCGGCCGACACGCTGCACCTCGTCGCCGGCTCGGGCATGTCGGTCACCTACGACAACGCGACCCGGAAAGTCGTGTTCTCGTCGCAGGCCCGCGCCGTTGCCTCCGAGGATCCGGCGATCACCGTGCGCCTCGACGACACGGCGGCGCTCGCCTACCTCGGCTTGGACGAGTCGAAGATCAGCCATCAGGCGTTGAGCGGGGCCGGCGCGCGCAGCCACGCCGAGATCGACACGCACATCGCTAACACCGGCATCCACGTCCCGGCGCCGGGCTCGGGCGACGTCGACAAGCTGCTCAAGGCGACCGGGGCCGGAACCTTCGCGTGGGTCAAGGGCAAGGACTCGAACATCGACGCCGATAAGATCGACGGCTACTCCTGGGAGGAGGGGCAGGAGGTCGCCAACAACGCCGGCACGGCCGACTGGGTCAAGCTCGGACGCTGGGACGCGCAAGGCGTCGTCGCGCGTCGCCTGCTGATCACCTGCGCGGGCGGCTACGGCTACGGCAACAGCGACGGTCTCGCCTCGGGCGGCATCACCTGGGTCATGGCCTACACCGCCGACAACACCAACACGACCATCGCCAACACCGAGGGGCGATTCAGCTACATCGGCGCCCCCCTGTTCACTTACGTCAAGCTGGTGCAGGTCGGCAGCAACCGTTTCCTGCATGACGTCTACGCCTACCGCGAGACGTACTCGCCCTTCAACTTCCGGGTCCAGTGCAACGGCACCTGGACAACGGCGCTCGCCTACGGGCAGACCTCGCCCGGCAGCGCCTCCGTCAGCGTGGCGGACATGGCCGCGCTCGGCCGGATGCTGACGACGACGGACATTTCGGAGAACCCCAACGCTAACTCCGTCGTCAAGCGCGACGGGGCGGGTGGCTTCCTCGGGACGAACATCATGGCGACCGGGCCGTTCCCCGGCTTCTATTGGTTCGACAGCGACAGCGGCACCGACGCGAAGCGCTGGGGCGCGGTCGCGGACAACGGCATTCTGCAATTTCAGACGCTCAACGACGCATGGAGCGCATCGACGAATTGGCTGGAGGTCACGCGCAACGGCAACGCGCCGTCCGGGGCCACATTCAAGGTCCCGATGACGATCTCAGGGATCGCCCCGAGCCTTTGGCTCAGTGAAACGGATAACAGCAACAAGGCGTGGCAGCTTGTCGTCGACGGCGGGGCGGTCGGCCTGCGCCGCGAAGGCGTGTGGCCGGCGGCGTTTGAAATCAGTTCGACGGACGCCGCCTCGTTCAAGGGCAACGTTGCGGTCGGCGGGGCGCTGACGGTCGGCGGATACGGGGCATGGCACGCCGGCAACTTCGACCCCGCCACCAAGGCCGGCACGGCGGTCGCCACGGTGGGCGCGAATGGCCTGATGTCGGCGGCTGACAAGCAGACGCTGAACGGGGCGACCAGCTCGGCGACGGCGAACGCTCTGGTGGCGCGCGACGGGAATGGCTGGTCGGCCTTCGCGGGCGTCACGCTGGGCGGCAACACCGCCCTGCACGCGGGCAACAACGGCAACGTTGTACCGACCTTTGGCGGCCTGTGGACGGGTAGCCAAGCCATTTCCTCGACCTACCCCAACATCCGTTTCAACGACACGGACGGCGCGGCTGGCGCGAAGTGGGCGCGCATCGACTATGAGAATGGCCGGCTCGCCCTGCAAGCCTTGTCCGACGACGGAACCACCTGGGTTCGCGATAACCTGATGGTGTGGGCGGCTGGCGGTGTGGACGCCCCGAACGGCAGCATCAATTCCCGCCAGTGGGCGACGCTGGGCGGCGCGAGCAACGGCGACGCTGTGGTCGGCTCCAACCTGTATTTCGACAGCAACAACGTCCTGCGCGCTCAGTACACTCACGGCAGCATCGGCGCGCGCGGCATCCTGTTCAACTGGCCTTCGTGGGGCGACATCAACGTCGTCAACTACAGCGGCGCGACCACCGCCGGGCAGGACCTGTCCGGCACCGCGACCGCCTATCGGCTGCTGCACACCGGGAACACCAGCGCCACCAACGTGACGTTCAACCAACTCGCGCTTGTGGACACGCTGACTCTTGGCTCGTCCTGGGGAACCAACGGCTTCCAGAAGGGCACCGGGGACGGGGCGAGCTACACCACCTATAACTACGTTGAAACGTGCTGGTGGGGCAAAGCCTACACCGACTATGCGGGCGTGGTGCGCGGCGTCTACGACGCCCGCTCGGGCTCGTGGAACATCAAGGGGCAGTACAACACCGACGCCGAGAGCGATCTGTCGGCCAACGCAGCCTCGTTCAACGCTCGCAAGGGCGCGATGTCGTCGGGCACCTTCAATCAGGTGCTCATCGGCGAGAACGACACCGGCCCCAAGCTGAATGTTTTCGTCAACGGCAGCACCCGCAGCGCTGACGGCGGCGTGAACACCACCACGATCCGCAACGACGGCGGCGCGCTGAACCTCGGGGCCTCCACGCAGCCGACTGCGCTGTTCGGATCCTCGATCGAGTTCAAGACCGCCCCCACGCTCAACGGCAAGCGCGTCAGCAATTGGGAGGTGATCAGCGAGACCACCGTCTCGTCGTCGGTCTCCTCTGCGCTTATCACCCTGCCCAACAAGCTCTCGGCCGCAGGGTACAAGCGTTACAAGCTCCTGATCACCGGCCTCAATCCCGTTGCTGAAGCTGGCCTTTGGATGTCGATGAGCACCGATGGCGGCTCCACCTGGGTCCCGGCCGGAAGCCAAGCGCACGGCATTCTGTCGATGAGCCCGACCAGCAGCGGCGCAACCGCGCCGTGGCATGAGTACCGCAACGGCAATTACGGCTCCCTGCAACTGTCGTGGAACTCGGCGGCGAACATCGGCTTCACCGGCGAGTTTGAAATTGCCCAATATTCCAATGTGTCCGGATCGGTTCTGATCAAGGGCGACGTTGCGGGACATCACTTCAACTACGGCCCGCAGCGTATGTTCTCCACGGCTGTCGTTGCCGCAGACATCAATCTGTTGAGCATCGGCGGCTCGAACGGCGGCACCGTTAACGTCAACGCCGGCCGCATCACGCTCCTGGGGATGAAATAATGACGAAGATCCTGCTCGACGGCGCGGTGGTCGACCTCGCCGACACCGACATCACCCTGCCCCCGCTCCCGGTCATCATCGCCCCGGTGCCGTCGACCATCTCCGACCGCCAGTTCTTCCAGGCGCTCGCGATGGGTGATGAACCCTACATCACGCAGGCCGAAGCGCTCGCCGGATCGTGCCCCGAGGCGTGGTGTCTGAGGGGGCCTCTGTGCTCTTCGGCGGGTTGAGGCCGCCGGTCTACTCCGCTGCGATGGACAGCGGATCAGGGGTGTGAGGGTGGCACAGCTCGGCCAGGCTTTCCATGGTCATGTAGCGCCGGGCCACCGCCCATTCATCATGCTGCTCCAGCAGCAAGGCGCCGACGAGGCGCACAACCGCCCCTTCGCCAGGGAAGATGCCGACGACGTTGGTGCGCCGCTTGATCTCGCCATTCAGCCGCTCCAGAGGATTCGTGCTGTGCAATTTGGTGCGCAGGTCCTTGGGGTACTTCATGTAGGCCAGCACGTCGAACTCCGCCTCGTCCATCAGCGCCGCCAGCTTGGAAAAGCGCGGCCGCAGGCTGTCGGCCACCCGGCGCCACTGCTCATGCGCCGCCTCAGCGGTCTCCTGGGCAAAGGCGGTGCGAATGGTGGCCGCGACCATCGTCTGGTGCGCCTTGCCGACGCAGGCGAGGAGATTCCTCATGCAATGAACACGACAGCGTTGAAGTGTGGCGCCCAGCACCTTGGAAGCGGCGGCCTTCAGCCCGAGATGCGCATCGGCGATCACCAGCTTTACGCCGCGTAGGCCCCGGCGGGTGAGGGTGCGCAGGAAATCGGTCCAGAAGGTCTCGGCTTCCGACAGCCCGAGGCCGAGCCCCAGCACCTCGCGCCGGCCATCGCTGTTGACGCCGATGGCCAGTATGGCGGCGAGCGAGACGATGCGGCCGTCCTGGCGCACTTTCACGTAGGTCGCATCCAGCCACACAAAGGGCCAGTCGCCTTCCAGCGGCCGGTTCAGGAACGCCTGCACGCGCTCGTCGATGTCCTGGCACAGGCGGCTGACCTGGCTCTTGGAGATGCCGGTCATGCCCATCGCCTTGACCAGATCATCGACGTTGCGCGTCGAGATGCCCTGCACGTAGGCCTCCTGAATCACCGCGATTAGCGCCTTCTCCGCGGTGCGGCGCGGCTCCAGGAAGGCCGGGAAGTAGGAGCCGCGCCGCAGCTTGGGGATGCGCAGGTCGATGGCCCCGGCGCGCGTCTCCCAGGTCCGCTCCCGGTAGCCGTTGCGCTTGGTCTGGCGGTCCTCGCTGCGTTCGCCATACCCGGCGCCGCACAGGCTCTCCACCTCCAGCTCCATCAGGCGCTGGGCGGCGAAGCCGACCATCTCGCGCAGAAAGTCGGCATCGGCGCTCTTCCCAATCAGCTCCTGAAGAGCGATCCTGTCCTCGGTCATCGTGGTCTCCGTCTTGGTTGATGGTCGTTAAGCAACCTCAACTTAGCCGAAGAACACGGTGACCGCCGCTCCCGAACGGCCGGCCCGCCTGCGCCAGCTATGGGGGAGCGCTCCGGCGGGCCAGCCTCACGCCTCAGACACCACGCGGTGGGACGCGATCGCTCGCCCGCGGTGAAAACCGGCGAGATCCCCACCGTCCTGGCGGTGATGGTCGATGGCTTGCCGGAGACCGACCGCTTCGCCGCCGAGATGATCCTGAGCGGGGCCACCGAGTTCCGCCGGGATCACCAGCTGACCGCGGCGATCGGTGCCGCGCAGGGCAAGACGCCGGAGCAGATCGATGACTTCTTCCGGTTCGCCGCGACGCTCTGAGCGCCCGCGACAACACTCCAACCGAACCACCGGCCGGCCGCCTCTGGGCGGCTTTTTCATGCCCGGAAACCGAGAGAGGCGGCCGTCCTCGCAAGACACCGCCTCCCCCGATCGCACCGTATGCTCGGCCACACTCCGTTTCCCGCCGTGGATGCTTTGGTTGGGACGGAGCTTGGTATGCTCGGGCGGACCGCGCGCCCGCTAGATATGTAACAAGAGTCTGCAGCCCGCATCAGCTCGCAGCAATCAGCACTTTCGGGGAGGCTCTCCTGGGCTCCATGTAAATCCTAATAGAGTGAGGAAAATGCACGCGGCACCCAAAAAGGACGGCGGCCGAACGGGGCCGCCGATGTCAGGTCCAGGAGTGCTCAGGAAAACATCAAAGGTCGAAGCCGAGCGATAAAGCGGTCTCGGCCCAATCCTCTGGATCTGCGCCTATTCAACCCACCACAGATGCGGCTGCTGTGCCAATGGCCTGCGGATGGACGGCCTGCTCCGGATCGGAGCTTGTGGGGTGGCCGTGATCCCCGTCAGCGACACAGGTAGGTTGCGACACTCAACCGGCGCTGAGCAACAGCACAATTCGACGGATGGGCAGAGGGCTGCCGTGCTCGCGTCATCACAATGGCGCACGGCGATACGGCGTAGGCGCGGTCCGGCTGGCCGGGAGAGGGTGAAAAGAAAGGCGGCCGCACCGGGCCGCCGAGGGTCAGTAATGCTGATGAACCCATCCTGGCGGGATGGGTGTCCTGACCGTGGGCATGCTCAGCACTCCCAACAAGCGCCAATTAAGAGGTCCCTTCATGGCTACCACGCTCCCCGGCGCGACGATCCCGCGCGACTCCACGCCAAACCGGGTGAGTTGAGTTGCCTCATTCGCCCAGTGGCGGCGCATACATCAAGCCACCTTGGGTCCACTGAGCGTTCAATCCGCGCTCGATGCGGAGCGGCGAGCCTTGGCCCAGGTGGCGCTCGTAGATTTCGCCGTAGTTGCCAACCTGCGTGACCACCCGCCAGCCCCACGCATCGCCCAAGCCCAAGCCCTGACCCAGGCCGGAGTTCACGCCCAGCAGCTTACGCACGTCCATGTCCTCTGAGGTTCTCATGTCCTGGGCGTTGGTGGCGGTGATGCCCTTCTCCTCCGCCAACACGGTGACCAGGAAGACCCAGCGGACGATGTCGAACCAGCGCCTGTCGTCGCTGCGGACCATTGGCCCAAGAGGCTCCTTGGAGAAAGTCTCAGGGAAGATAACGTATTTTTGGCTGTCCGAAGCCCCGTACAGGCGCTTGCCATGCAACCAGATCTGATCGTTGGTGATGAGGTCGCACTGGTGCGTGAAAAACGGGAACGTCCCTCCGGTAGCTGTGAGTGTTCGACGCACCACAAGTTGAGCGCCGGTTCGGGCGATCCAGGCCTCCAGGTTGTGGATGCTGGTTGTTTGCTCTCCGACACAAACGGATAAAGGGGGAGCCCCGGCGCGTTTCGCAAGATCACTGAGGCTTGCCACTCCCAGGGAGCGGTGGGCCATGAAGCTTTGTCCGTCATAGAGATACACCACCGGGAAACTGACGCCGAGGGTGGTGTCGCGCTGCAGCGTCCAGGTGTTCGCCCCCATGACCACATCGACCTCGCCTCGCCGCAGAACGGCGACGCGGTTTGCGGAGTCGGTTTCGATGAACTCCACATGGTCGGCGTTACCCGTGACAGCGGCGGCCAAGGCGCGACACATGTCGGTGTAGAACCCCTGCCATTGCCCGGTGGAGTCAATAGCGGACAGGCCGACGCCACTGGAGGTGAGGCCACAGCGCAGAATGCCTATATCGCGCACATGCTCGAGCGTGTCCGATCGCGCGGACGTGCCGGCGGTCAGGAGTACGCCAAGGAGCACGGCTGCCAAAGATCGGGCCAACCACATCACCTTCGCCTTTCGTGAGGTATTCGCCGACGGCGTCAGAATGGCCTCGCCGGGCAAGGTGTGGAAGCGCAGCGATGAGCGCCAGGACCGGCGCGATGCTCTGAAGCCATCGGCCGTACCCTTTGCTGACAGCGCGCCCACGTAAGAAAACGGCGGCCAGGGGGAGCGGCCGCCGTAGTTTGTCCATTTCAGTGTTCCCGGCGGGAACGGCGGCAGCATCACTAACCGCCACACCTCGTTCAACTTCCAATACGGAAAATCAGCTATGCCCACGCTTCGTAGCGCGGCGATCCCGCGCGACACCACGCTGCCCCGCGGCGTGCGCAACAACAACCCAGGCAACCTGCGCCATGGCGACGACTGGCACGGCCTGTCCACCACCCAGGGCGACGCGGCCTTCTGCCAGTTCGACGATCCGGTCTATGGGCTCCGCGCCCTGATGCGCGTCCTGCTGAACTACCGGCGGAAGGCGGACGGCCAGGGCAAGCGGATCGTCACCATCCGGCAGGCGATCAACCGTTGGGCCCCGCCGCAGGAGAACGACACCAGCGCGTATGTGAACACGGTGGCCCGTCGCCTTGGTGTGGATCCCGACGCGCCGGTGGACTGGGCCTATGCGGAGACGCTGATCGGCATGGCCCGCGCCATCGTCACGCATGAGAACGGCCGGGCGCCGCAGGGCTACCCCGCCGACTGGTACAGCCCTGAGCAATACGGCCATGCCGCCATGATGGCGCTCGGCCTGGTGGAGGCGTGACCTTCGAAATGCCTGCCGAAAGCATCACACCGTTTTTGTGACCGCCGCATCAAAGGAAGATGCGTAGTCCAAGGAATATAATGCTCCAGGACAGTAGGGGGCAGAGGACCCAGCCGAGCGAAAGACCAAAGCTGCTTAGTCGCTTACGCGGCACGTTGTAAGGATCGAGTTCTAGTGGGATCGCGTCCGTACCGCTTTCCGCCTGAGTAGAGCTGATGGACTCTGCGCTATCCAGCATCGAAGTCTCCGAAGCGGCCATCACGGTACTGGCAGCTTATAGCCAAACCTGACTGAACGTTCTTTGGGCGTTGAGGCTACTGCAAACGAGAGCAGCTGGAATTGCTCCAAAGCTCCCAACTCCTCCCCACACCACCAGCCGCCCGGCATCCGCCCGGCGGCTTTTCTCATGCCCGAAAGGAGGGCCCATGCTCCAACTCCTTCCCCTGCTGATGCCGATCATCCAGGACCTGATTGGCCGCATCCCCGACCCGCAGGCCCAGGCCAAGGCGGCCGCCGAGATGCAGACCAAGCTCATCGACGTGCTGTCGGCGAGCGACGCGGCGCAGCTGCAGGTGAACGCCACCGAGGCGGCCAACCCGTCCGTGTTCGTGTCCGGCTGGCGGCCGTTCGTCGGCTGGCTCTGTGCGATCGGCCTGGGCGTCCAGACCATCGCCTATCCTCTGGCCGGCTGGGCGCTGTCGGTCTACTCGCCCGGCACGCGTCTGCCGCAGATGGACACGGACACGCTGCTGGCTTTGCTGTTCCCCATGCTGGGCATCGGGGCGTACCGGACCATCGAGAAGGTCAAGGGGGTGGCGAAGTGA